GCACTTATGATATTGCTTCCATTTATTTGTCTCATATTCATTAAAACACTTTGTGGATCAACAACGCCTAAACCAAGGCTTCCGTCATTAGCTAAAGTAAATACTTCTCTTGAAAGATTTGAAGCACTTATGATATTGCTACCATTTATTTGTCTCATATTCACTAAGACACTTCGAGGATCAACTACGCCTAATCCGAGACTTCCATCATTAGCTAAAGTAAATACTTCTCTTGAAAGATTTGAGGCACTTATGATATTGCTTCCGTTTATTTGTCTCATATTCACTAAGACACTTTGAGGATCGACGACACCTAATCCGAGGCTTCCATCATTGGCCAAAGTAAATACTTCTCTTGAAAGATTTGAAGCACTTATGATATTGCTACCATTTATTTGTCTCATATTCACTAAGACACTTCGAGGATCAACTACACCTAAACCAAGGCTCCCATCATTAGCCAAAGTAAATACTTCTCTTGAAAGATTTGAAGCACTTATGATATTACTTCCGTTTATTTGTCTCATATTCACTAAGACACTTCGAGGATCAACTACGCCTAATCCGAGACTTCCATCATTTGCTAAAGTAAATACTTCTCTTGAAAGATTTGAAGCACTTATGATATTGCTTCCGTTTATTTGTCTCATATTCACTAAGACACTTCTTGGATCAACAACTCCTAATCCAAGACTTCCATCATTTGCTAAAGTAAATACTTCTCTTGAAAGATTTGAAGCACTTATGATATTGCTTCCGTTTATTTGTCTCATATTCATTAAAACACTTTGAGGATCAACAACGCCTAAACCAAGGCTTCCATCATTAGCTAAAGTAAATACTTCTCTTGAAAGATTTGAAGCACTTATGATATTGCTTCCGTTTATTTGTCTCATATTCATTAAAACACTTTGAGGATCAACAACGCCTAAACCAAGGCTTCCATCATTAGCTAAAGTAAATACTTCTCTTGAAAGATTTGAGGCACTTATTATATTGCTTCCATTGATTTGCTTCATATTCATTAAGACACTTCGAGGGTCAGTAACTCCTAAACCAAGGCTTCCATCATTAGCTAAAGTAAATACTTCTCTTGAAAGATTTGAGGCACTTATGATATTGCTTCCGTTTATTTGTCTCATATTCACTAAGACACTTTGAGGATCAACTACGCCTAATCCTAGACTTCCATCATTAGCTAAAGTAAATACTTCTCTTGAAAGATTTGAAGCACTTATGATATTGCTTCCGTTTATTTGTCTCATATTCACTAAGACACTTTGAGGATCAACTACACCTAATCCAAGGCTTCCATCATTAGCCAAAGTAAATACTTCTCTTGAAAGATTTGAGGCACTTATGATATTGCTACCATTTATTTGTCTCATATTCACTAAGACACTTCGAGGATCAACTACGCCTAAACCAAGGCTTCCATCATTAGCCAAAGTAAATACTTCTCTTGAAAGATTTGAGGCACTTATGATATTGCTACCATTTATTTGTCTGATATTCACTAAGACACTTCGAGGATCAACTACGCCTAAACCAAGGCTTCCATCATTAGCCAAAGTAAATACTTCTCTTGAAAGATTTGAAGCACTTATGATATTGCTTCCGTTTATTTGTCTCATATTCACTAAGACACTTCGAGGATCAACTACACCTAATCCAAGGCTTCCATCATTAGCCAAAGTAAATACTTCTCTTGAAAGATTTGAAGCACTTATGATATTGCTTCCGTTTATTTGTCTCATATTCATTAAGACACTTTGAGGATCAACGACACCTAATCCGAGGCTTCCATCATTGGCCAAAGTAAATACTTCTCTTGAAAGATTTGAAGCACTTATGATATTGCTTCCGTTTATTTGTCTCATATTCATTAAGACACTTTGTGGGTAAGTGACTCCTAATCCGAGGCTTCCATCATTAGCTAAAGTAAATACTTCTCTTGAAAGATTTGATGCACTTATGATATTGCTACCATTTATTTGTCTCATATTCATTAAGACACTTTGAGGATCAACGACTCCTAAACCAATGCTTCCATCATTAGCCAAAGTAAATACTTCTCTTGAAAGATTTGAAGCACTTATGATATTGCTTCCGTTTATTTGTCTCATATTCATTAAGACACTTTGTGGTTCGACGACACCTAATCCGAGACTTCCATCATTAGCTAAAGTAAATACTTCTCTTGAAAGATTTGAAGCACTTATGATATTGCTATTGCTTTTTTGTTCTATTAATAAAGATATTTTGTCTCCATATCCTTCAATATGTAAATTACAATGTACGTATAAATCAGTATATAAATTTAAATTAAAATTATCCATATTTAAATTAGAAGATTTGCTTAAAACAAATATGTCATTAAAAACATTAGAACTAATGTAATCTTTAATATATAATAAATTATAATTATCATATTTTTCACTTGAACTCACATTAATTTCTACTCCATTACTTCCTGAATAATTTAAATATATATTTGAAGCATTTATTACATAATTCTTATAATAATTATTATTAAGAATTTCAATTAAATTATTTCCATGAACATCGTAAATATTACCTGCTATTCTTAAATCTGTTCCAATATCTAAAGCACCAAACGTAAAAATATCTCCTCCTGTATATAAATTTCTTTGTTTATCTATTCTAAGTGCTGTAAAATCATTTTCTAAAACATCATTATATTTTATTTCAAAAATTCCATCATAACTATATATATCGTGTGTATTACGAATTGATAATACATCATTATCAATATTATTTATCAATGATATGTGTGGATAATATTTAGTTTTGTTATAATTTTTAATTCCTATATTAAATTTTTTATTATCAATATTACTATATTCATTAATATAATCTTCTATTATTAAAGTATTATTGCATGTATATCCTAAAATATTAAAACTATCTAAAAATACATTTGAATTAAGTAATATTAATTGTTTGTTATCATCATCTATAATTTCATTTATAGAATAATTAGATGTTTTAATAAATATGTTATTATCTATTATATTGGAAGATACTCTAAATATAAGTGTATCATTGAGAAGTTTTTCAATATATGTATTTGAAGAATTAATATTTAAATAATTACTATGTATTGAATAATATTTTTCATCATAATTAATATTTGAATTATATCTAATTATATTATTTGTGAATGTGTTTAAATATAAATTAGGATATTCTAAGCTATCATCGTCTATAAATATTTTACTTCTATGTATATCAGTATATATAATATTAGTAACATGCTTACTATTATCAAAAGGTAGCAATGTAGTAATAATATTATTGCTCACATTAATATTATTGCTATTATCTATAGTACTATTTGTTATTGCATCATTTGAAATATCAACATAATAATTTATATTTGATGATTTTTTATAGTTATTATTATATTGATATTTTATTATCATATTGCTATTATTTAATAAATAATTGATATCATGATATATTTTTTCTTCTATATAATGATGTTCAGATATTAAATCATCATTAATACTATCAAAAAGTTTGCTTGGTAATATTTCAATAATATTATTTGTAATAGTATTATTATATTTACTAATTTCAGGTAGATATTCAGTAATTATATTATAATTATTATAATTATTGTATGCTATAATTAAATTACTATAATTATTTGCGTAATTAATATCTTTATGAATAGTTGTATAAAATAGTTTAGATGATAATATATAATTTTTTTTTATTATAAAGTCTTGATTTAAATTTTCATTACTATTTATTTTATTATTATCAGTATCTGTTTCGGGAAATATATATATATTTTGTGTTATTGAATTATCATATGTTTTAATAGTATTATTCCAATTTGAAGAATTTAATAATGATATATTTATATATTCAATATTTGCTAAACTACTATAAATATGATCATTAGTATATCTATTTGTTATAGATGTAGAAATATTATTATATTCACTATTAATAACAAATGTAGCACTATTTGTACTATTTAAATTAGTAATATTACTAAAATCTTCATTAAATCCAAAACGAACACCTTTTCTTAATTCGTTATTTTTAAAAGCATCAATAGTAAATATATTTTTAATATCAGGTTCATAATCATTATAATTTTTAGCTGCAACACCTATACTAAATTTATTATTGTTATTATAGTCGCCGCCAGAAATATTATAATATATATCTTTTCCACCTTCCGTATTTACTAAATTAATACAAGCAGGATAAGATTTATTAGTTATCTGCATACCATATTTAGAATTTCCATCAATATGTAATAAGATATTAGAATTTATATTATCACCTATCCCGATATGTGCTATACTATTTACAATATCGCCCGAAACATTATTTGTATTAATAAATTTAAGAAAATTTTTATAACTTCCATTATTTAATATATTAAAATCTAATATTGTGCTAAGATTATTCTTATTGTAGTTTGTGCTAATTTCAATAGAACTTTTTATATTATTATACATATCATTATTGTCGTAATAATAATAAAGATTACTATTATAAATAGCAAGTTCTATTGAAGAATAACTAATATCGTTTTTTGAATAAGTAATAAATTTAGATACAGGTTTTATATCATTACCATTATTAATATTTTTTACAATTAAAGGTATTTCATTATCAATAATTGGGTCTATTATAATATTATCTTTTGGTCTAAAAATATCAAATGATGTTATTATTTTATCATCAGGAAGATTAATATATGCATTATTTAAAATATTACAAGAAATATTATCTAAGTATTTCTCAACCCTTTGTAGTTGTGATGATACGCCTCTCATATTAAAATTAAAATTACATCCATTAATATCTAATATATTGATATTACCATGAACAGATAAATCTCCGTAAATAGTCATAGCTGATGTATCATTATATGTTATATTTGGATTATTAACATCTATATGATACATAGAATTACTTGTGTTATAATAAAATGACATACCATATGTTGTTGGTTCTATAGTTTTATTAGTATAACCAATTTGCAAAGGTCCTACACGTTTTTTATCTCTTGAATCTTTATCATTATATTTATGATTTTTATATATAAACCATCTTTCTTTATTTCTATCTGAATTTATATCTCTATCATATTCGCATATATCAATACCACTATAATCTGCGTTGTTATATTTACCACCGCCCATAGTTCCTCGATAAATACGAATGGTAGAGTAATTATAATCTGTTACATTAATATTGCGTATTTGTAAAGGTACTACATTTTCTTCATTTTTCCAACCAATAGATATATATTTATTTGTATAAAAACTTGAATTATTGCTTGCACGTTTTAGTGTTTCTATTAAAATATTATTTTGAAAATAGTTATCAGTATTAATACCTTTTTTAACATTTAATCCTTTCATATCTATTGCTAATTCTCCGCTTTCTGAGTAATTTATACAATATTTATCACATAATTTATCAAAAATATTAAAATAATTTTTTTCTTTATTATAAATAAATGTTTTAGTCTTTTTATAATTATTATCAGCATATATAAAATATTCTACAGATGATATATTACCATTTATATCAAGAGCAAAATTAGAGTTTGGATTTATTTTATTAATTCCTACACTATTCTTTAATAAGGATAATGTAGGATATATATTTTTAATATTAGATGATAAATAATTGTTTGGTAAAGATTTAATATCTGTTTCAGGGTAAAAATAAATATTATTTTTTTTTCCATTAATATAATTTGTATTAACAATTAAACTATTGTCATTATAATCTAAACGCGATAATCTACCTATATTTGCTATATAATTTTTATTATTTGCTGTATTTTTAAGAGTTATATCAAATATATTACTTGTACTATTGTCATCTTTAACAATATTTAAAACAGCGTCGAAAGTATCATGTTGTGTAAGACCCAAACCTAATTTTTTAGGAAAATTAATATTACTATTAGCATCAAGTGAAGCAATATTACTACTTATATACATTAATATAAAATTGCTACCATTATTATTAATAGTTTTTGTATATCCTGTAAATGGATCACTTAAATCTATTGGTAATAATCGACGATTATTAATAAATATATCATTTTCAATATTAAAATTTAGATTCTTTATTGATAAAATGTTAGTATTTTGAAAATTAACATTTTTGTTGAATACAACTTCGCCATTAAAAATAGATTCATTAACTACATTCAATGAATCAGTTTTTGTATTTTTAAAAATTTCTATATTACTTTCTACATTAATATTTTTAGCATTAAGTAAATTATTTACAGATAAATTATTATTAAATGAATAATTATTTCCTGTAAAACTACCTTCGTTTATTTGTGTAGCATTTAAAACTCCGATACCTGAATTTCTAATATATATATCATCGGTATTTTTATAAACTCCAGAAACATAATCTTTAATTAAAATATTTTCAAAAGCGACTAAACCTTTTACATCTAATCTTGCATAATCTTCGACATCTTTGTTATTTGTTTTATTATTTTGCATTGATTTTTGTTGATATATATATTTTGAACAAATATTTGTACCTATTCCTACATTATGATTGGCATCAATTGTCATTGCAGGTATATTACTTGCAACATTATATATAGGTACAGCATTATTTCCATATGAAGTATCTATACTTTCTGCTGATTTGCTTACATGAAATTCCAAAGGAACACCTCTTGTTGTAGAAATAATTGCCGGTGATTCTTTATATCCGCCAATAATACCGATACACATTCTTATAGGTTCATTATAATCATTATTAGTATCATTTCTAATTGAAATATGCATATTATCAAATTTGCTATTTGGTGTTGTAACTATGTTTAAAGGATTAGTATTATTATATGTATCTGTTTCACCCCCGAATGTTATGTATTCAGGTGTATATAAATTTTTAATAGTATAATTATTATAACTATTATAATTATTAGAAAAATCTGTATTGTAAATACTATATTTAAATGGTTGTAATAATGCCAACTCATTTGTTTTAATTATAAAATCTTTAACTAAATTACATGTAATCGGGTTAGTGTTATCTAATATAATATTGCTAATTTGCAGCCCTGAAGCTTTTATAATACCAGAACAATGTATATTTTTATCTACATATAAAGATGTATCATGTGTTAAATTAATGTTAGCATTATGTCTTGATGTATTTATAGCAACGCCATTGTCATTTACAATTAAATTCCATTTAGTATTTATTGTATCTGTCGTGTTTATATTATAAGTTTTTTCTCCTACAACTAAAAATTCTTTATGTTTTTCAAGATCTAATATGTTTAAATTTTTAGCTTCATCTTGGTCGTTAAGTTGCAACCCAATTGCTACCGAATCTATTTGGATAGAAGGGTTGTTTACATCATTAGATAGATAACTCATAAATTACCTTACTCTATTTAAAAGAAAAATACATTTTATATTTATATATATAAATATAAAAAATGATTTATTTATTATAATTAATATAAATCATAAAAATGAAAAGGATTGATAATATTCATAATAAAACTATGGAAATCTGTGCTGAAAATCAGCCTTATAATAATAAAAATATATTATTGCAAAAAGATGATTTGTATAAATTGCTAAATGATAATGGTTTAAAAGATATAGAAATTAAAAATATTAATTTATATCGTATAGCATTTGTACATAAATCATATTGTACTATGAAAAATATTGATTTTGATAAAAGTAATATTAATTGTCCGTCAGATTGTTTACCACTTCAAGATATGTCTTATGAAAGATTAGAATTTTTAGGTGATTCTCTACTTGGAATGATAATAACAAATTATTTATATATTAGATTTCCTGACCAAAATGAAGGATTTTTATCTAAAATAAGAACAAAGATAGTGAATGGAAAAATGCTAGGATATTTATCTGAAAAAATTGGTTTTTCCAAATTTGCTATAATTTCAAAACAAGTAGAAGATTCAGGAGGTAGAAATAATTATAAGATTATGGAAGATATTTTTGAAGCATTTTTAGGTGCTTTATATTTGGATTTTCAAACAGAAGATGACATAGTTACTCTTCCAAATAGTATTAAATTATCTCCTATTAGTGGTGGTGGATATTATGTAGTTGAAAGTTGGATTATTTATATTATTGAAAACTATTTAGATTTCTGTGAATTAATAAGAATTAAAAATAATTATAAGGATATGCTTGTATCTCATATGTTACATTATTTACAAGATGTACCACAATTTAAAGAATTAAATATTATTACAAAAGATAATATTAGAGTATTTACATATTGTATTAAAGATAAAAATGGTTCAATAATTGCAACATCAACAGGAAATACAAAAAAAGAAGCTGAAAATAACACATCAAAAGAAGCGTTATTGTATTATAAGGTAAATATTCAAGAATATAAATCGTCTATATAAGAAAAACTATACATTTTATATTATTATGGATGATAATTCAAATTTGAATATGAACATAACACATTTAGTTTTATCAGGTGGAGGTATGCACGGAGCAATGTTTATTGGTGCTTTGAGATATTTATATTTTAAAAATTTACATAAAAATATAACACATATAGCGGGATGTTCTATAGGTTCATTCGTTGGACTAATGTTTGCTTTTAGATTACAAATAGATGAAATGGAAACTATTATTTATAAAATAGCAGATGATACAGATATATGTAATGTTCCTATTAAAAATTATATCAAAATAATAACAGAATATGGAATATGCAATATTGAACATTTTATAATTCATCTAAAAAACTTCGTCAAATATAAATATCCTAATTTGAATGATAATGTAACATTTAAGGATATATCAAAGATATTTGGAATTAATTTATATATGTCTACAACAAATATAAATTCATGTAAAAATAAAATATTTTCAATTGAAAATACACCTGATATATGCGTTTTTGATGCGTGTTGTGCTTCGATGTGTATTCCCTTATTATTTAAACCAATTCGTATCGATGATTACTATTATGACGGAGCACTTACTAATAATTTTCCAATATATATATTCGATGATGTTCCAAGTGATAATATAATAGGTATGATATTACATAAAGACGAAAAAAAAATGCAAAAAACGAAAACTATTAGTTTAATATATATATTAAAACAACTATTTAATATTTTAAATAAATTAAGAGTTAAAAATGTATTAATAGCACAAATTAATAATAGTAAAATAAAAAACTTTTACTATCCTAAGAATCTACCTTTAGATAATACTATAAATATTATTTTTTCAAGATTAGGTATGAAATTTGAACTTAAAAAAGAGCAAATAGATAGTATGGTATTTGCAGGTTTTGAAAGTATGTCTGAATATATGGAAGATAGATATTATAATTATATTAAAAATATAAATTTAGATATAATATTTTCAAATACTCGAACTATATAATTTTAATTTAATTTTATTATTAATATAATAAGGTTTTTTATTAATTATAATATTTTTTAATGGTTTTTTATCTGTAAACATATTATTAGGCAAACTTAATAACGTACTAATTAATGTATCTGATATAATATTTAAATATTTAGATTTTTGTTCTGTATTTTTATTTGTATAAAATGTATTCATAAGTTTTTTTTCAAAATTAAGAATAAAATTTGAAAAATTATCAGAAGGTATATTAATAGGTATATTTAATTTGTAGTCAATATTCAATTTTTTTAACCATGAACCTTTTATATTTTGATTTATAAATGCTGGTAATATTCGTAGATAATCATTTAAAATAGCATATGTGTTAACGTACTTAATATTTTTAGATAATCCAAAATCATATATATAAATAGAATATATAGATGATTTTAAATAATAGTTTTTTTTATTGATATTGTAATGATAATATTTATTATTATTATTTATATCATTATGCATATAATGATATAAAAAATTACCCCAATGACAATCTCTATGAACATATCCAAATTGTTGAAATGTTAATATAGATAACATTATTTGTGAAAATACATTATATAAGATTTCGTCATTCATTAAAAATTCTTTTCTTTTACATAAAGTTTTTAGATCTCCGTGAGCAAGTTCATTTAATAATATTATATATTTTTTTCTATTAATTATATCAGGTAAATTATTGTTAATATTATGGTTACAATTTATTATTTTATATGTAAGTATAAAATGTTTTGATAATTTTTTTTTTATTATTATATCTGTTATTTGTTTATTTAAATCACTTTCGTGTATATTTTTAACATCTTGAATCATTAATTTTGCGGCTATAGGACGTTTTCCTAATTCATTTTTAATTTTTGTGATATATATATATCCATATTTACTGGAACTTCCTATACGTTTATCAAGACTTATATTTTTAATAGTATAAATATATGATTTTGAATTATTTTCTTTAACAACATTTAGACATTCGTCATTTTTGAGTATAGATAATTTGTTAATTATATTATCATAATAAAATATTCTGTTTTCTAAATTATATTTTATGTTTTTATTTTTAAAATATTTTTTAATATTTTTAATACCAAAAATATCTTTATCTTTATATTTTTTTTTTTTAGAAATATATTTAGGTTTTATAGTATTAGAATTAGAAATATATTTAGAATTCATACTATTAGACAATTGACTTGATATATTACTTATATTTGTGTATGATTTATAAGAATTCATAATTTATACTTTCTATTATAAAGCAATATTCTAATATATTAGTATATTAGATTTATCAATGAATAATGATATAGAACCTTATATATTTGTAATTGATTTAGACGGAACTATAATTGGAAATTGTACATATCAGTGCGATATATATAATATTATGGAATTAATGAAATTATATAATAAAAAAGAATTAAATAAATATAAAATATTATGCGATAAATCATTAAATAATAGTTATAACAATAAATCACTTCTTATGAGACCGCATTTTTTCTATTTTATCCAATCTATGAAAAAAATATATCAAAGGTCTTATTTTTATATTTATACAGCTTCGGAAAAAAAATGGGCAAATAAAGAAATAGCAATAATTGAAAAAAATAATAATTTTAAATTTGACAGACCATTGTTTACGAGAGATAATTGTATTTTAGACAATGAAGGTAATATTAAAAAATCTATTGCTAAAATATTACCTCTTATAAAAAAAAATATAAAAACACCATCATCTTATGATATTAGAAAGCATCTTCTAATAATAGATAATAATCCTACATTTATAGATTATAAAGATAATTTATTAATATGTCCATCGTATAATTATATTAAATTTAATAATTTATTAGATATATTTTCAGAAGAAATAAATAATAACAATATTAAAAATTATATAAATAAATTAGCGAAAGAACAACGTATATGTAGAATATATGAAGGAGATGCGTATTTGGAAAAAATATATAAATGGTTGTATAAAAAGTGTAAAAAAATTAATAAATATAATTCTAAATATGTAAATGATACTTTTTGGAAAGACTTAGTAATATTGATAAAAAATTATAGTATTAAACATTATAATTCTAAAAATATAGAGATAATTCAAAAGAGTATTGCAAATACGTAATAAAGAAATAATAGTATAATAATTATATAATGATATATGTAAGTTTTGATATTGGTGTTAAAAATTTGGCATTATGTATAATTAATAAAGATGATTTGACAAATAAGCTTCAAATAATAGAATGGCGTATAATAGCTCTTGCAGAAAGCAAAAAAGAAATTAAAGGGATTGAAGATATTTCTGAAAGAATTTATATTGAGATGGATAATATAATAGGTGAACTTAAAGAGAATAATATAAATATTATAGATTATGTATTAATAGAAAATCAGCCTTCTAATTTAAACGGAATTATGAAAACTATACAGCATATTATATATGGGTATTTCAGTTTAATAAAATACTGGGATAAAGATGTTAATAATGTTATTTTAATAAATGCTTCTTTAAAAACTAAGCATCATAATTACATAATTAATATAGAAAAGAATAGTAATGATCCTAAAAATAAAAAGGGTTTTAGAAGGGAAAAATATAAGAGTAATAAATTAATGAGTATAGAATTATGTAAAGAGTATATTAAAGATGACGAAAGATTAAAAAATATTTTTAATAAGAATAATAAAAAAGATGATTTAAGTGACGCGTGTTTACAAGCTATTTCGTATATAAGAAGTACAAGCAAAGTTGATATTATAAATAATTATAATAAAATATATATGTGCGATACTAAATAAACTTATAATATGCGTATTAATACCTATTAAAATATTATAATAGATATATAAACATTTAATATCAAAATAAATATATAATATGGCTTTAATATCTACTCTTAATAATCAAAATGATGATTTAATAGAGATAAATAAAGATAGTTTTAATAATAATCAATCTTTCAATTTTAATATACCTCGTGATATATCATCTAATAATTCTATAAATAATTCATTATTTAATAGAAAAAAAATTAGCGATGATGTAATATCATTATCGTCAGCAGGTTCTTCGCGCGCAAGTTCACCAGGAGGAAAACAGAATTATATAAAAAACATGGAAACTATTTATAAAAATAAAGACAAACTTGTAAATGTTAATAGATTAAATAATAATTATAAAAATAGAGATGTTATGTATTCAAAATCTAAAAGTAAAGGAAGTAATTATGGTAGTGTAAGTGGAGATAGCATTGTAAGCGGAGAAAGTAATGAAAGTGTAGAAAGTAATGAAAGTGGAGAAAGTAATGAAAGTGGAGAAAGTAATGAAAGTGGAGAAAGTGGAGAAAGTGGGGTAAGTGGAGCAAGTGGAAGTAGCGTTGCTAATAGTGAAAGAGAATACAAGGAATATGGTGAAAATAATAAAAAGGGTTCCAGGGAATACAATATTGAACAACAAAAATATTTAAGTCCAAAAGAGCTACTTAAATTAGAATTAAATGAAAAAAGAGAAATAATATATCAACTTGATAGATTAGAATCCAAAGGATTTAAAATACCTTTTAAATTCAATATGAATTCAGAAATTGAAGAAATGAGAATAGAATATAATAGAATAATAAGGGAAAAGGAACTTGATGGTAGTGTACGTTTTCAACAAAAAATGCTAATGGCATTTATATCTGGAACTGAATATTTAAATAGTAGATATGACCCTCTATCTATTCGCCTTGATGGATGGTCAGAGCAAGTTAACGAGAATATAAATGATTATGATGATATATTTGAAGAATTGCATTATAAGTACAAGGCAAGTGGTAAAAAAATGGCTCCTGAACTAAGGCTATTCCTCTCTTTGTCTGGAAGTGCTTTTATGTTTCATTTAACAAGTCGAATGTTTAAAGAGCAACCTCTTCCTGATATTGAAAATGTATTAAAATCAAATCCGGAATTAATGAAACAATTTCAAAATGCTGCTGCAAAACAATATATAATTGGTAATAGTGAACAACAAAATCCACAGATATCTCAAAACAGAGGTTCAGCAAATGAAGGGATGGGATTATTTAATATGGTAAGTAGTTTATTTGGTTCGTTAAATAGTGAACCGCCGCAATCAAGAATGCCAACATATCAACAATCACAGCAAATGCAAAATTCTCAGCAACAAAATGCTAAAAAATCTGTTGAAGATATTGATAATATTATAAGAAATGTTCATAATAAAATATCAATAGATGATAGTGAAACTAATATAGAGACATTATCTGTAAGCGATGAAGAAATTACTTCAATAATAGAAGATACTGCTGATATTCAAATATTAAAAGCGAGAGGAAGACCTAAAAAGGGTGCACGAACTTTAAATATTTAATTATAAAAAAATAAAATGTTTGTTAATTAATTTATGAACTTATTTATTTCTATTTTTTCTTAAATTTGTTATCTTTTTAGCTGATTTGTTGACAAAATTGGCAACATCTTTTACAGAACTTACTATTCTATCAGGAGTTCTTTTTAAAGATCTCATCGGATTACTTATAGTATCTTCAATTTCTTCTTCAAAGTCTTCAATTTTATTTAATAAATTACTTAAAGTGCTTAATAATATTGGTATTATTATTATAGTGAATAAGAGAGTTAAGAATAAGAATAAAGATATCATTGTACCTACTGATATAATATCTCTGCTTAAATCTTCCGAACATTTACATTTCTCGTTGGTTAAATATCTAACGTAATCAAAAGCATAATATATATATACTACAAACATTAAGAAGAATATAAAAGTTGCTATTGAAAGTAATTGAACAACTACATAACCCATGCTTTTAGCAATACTATTTAGCGATATAAATGCTGTTATTAAGAAATATGCTAAAGCGATTATTGTAAAATTTTTAATAAAATCTTTGTTAGGATGTTCTGAACATTCACATCCCATATTTTCTAATTTATAAATATAACTTAGAATTATTAATAATAATATTGCAAAAATTGCTTGGATTATTACACTACTATAAAAAGACAGGTCGTTATTACTTTCTCTCATTATACTATTTCTTGCTCTATACTATTATATAGAAATAATTTTTTTTTAATTTATAATTCAAAAATATTATATATTAAAAATTTTGTAGAATTATCAAAATTTTTAATATCAATTTTTTTAATTTTATTAATAATATCAGGATATTTTTTAATACATAATATTTTATATATTTGTTCCAATAATATATCTAATATATATTTATATACATCTGTGTTTATTATATTATTAATATGTTCACAAATATTATTTAATAATATTATTAAATAATCAGGTTTATATTTAACCCATACTTTATTCATATTATGAATACTTTTTTTCCATTTAATATAATCACAATATAAATCATATTCATCGTTGAGCAATAGTAGGTTATTTTCATATATATATGACGGCGGATTCCATTCTTTATTGACTAAATAATTATCCCAATACATATCGATCTTTGATGATAAAAAGTCTTTATCAAACAATTCTAAGATATTGCTATATATATTATCGTCGTTAGTTTTAATATAATTAATAATTATATTAAAAATTTCATCTAATTTATCATCAGTATTATTAATAATATCTTTTAGTTTTTCATATATAACATCTTTATTTTTATTAGATAATTTGTTAAGATATCCTATTAGACTTCTCTTTGTCTCCGAAGTTTTTGTAAATTCAGGAATAATTATGTGAACTCTATTTTTAATTTTTGGTTTATTATATTTATCTTTATTATTAAATATTTTTTTAGCCCATATCATTTTAGGATCATAATAAGAGTTAAAGCAATTATAATTGTTTTTAAGTTCGTCTGCTTTTTCTAAAATATGAGCGGGAATATCTATAATATTATTATACTTTTCTTTAAAAAGTTCTATATTTATTTTAACAATTTTTTCGCTCATTATATTTAAATATAATAAATAATCTTATATAGTTAGAGCTAGGCTTGTTATTATATCTTAAACATTTTCTCATTTAAAAATGCCAATATTATTATTTTACTCAAAATTGATGGGTTAAAAATGAGTACATAATTAAATTTTTTCTAAATTTTCTAAAGCTCTATATATTTTTACTAATTTTTTAATTATGTACTCATTTTTAATGTATAGAACCATATAAATAATATACATAAGGCAAAAACACATAATATTAGTAATATGTGTTCAATATTGAATAAATTAGAAGAGATATATTATAATAATTTAGTATATAGAACTATAATAGTATGCGATGACACAGATAAATATAAAAACTTTTTAAATATGAATAATTACGACGTATTTATAATAGATAATTATAATGATAATATAGAATATGAAGTTCTCGATGTTAGAATTTTACTAATAAATGCTAATAATTTGATAAGTTTCATTTCGTGTTATTATAATAATGAAAATACAAATATTCCTTTTTATTCGCATATAATTTTTGATACTTTTGAAAATACAAATAATAATTTAAAAAGACAATATAAAAAAATATCTAAAAACAATACACAATTAATTTAATTATTATCTAATAATATTTTAGAAGTTTATATATATGGTTAAATCAAAATCGACATACGCGTTTAATGATATAACTCTATTAATAGTTATTATAGTTGTTTTATTGATTTCTATATTTATGATTTCGTATTATATTAGCGGAAATAGTTTGATGGAGAATTTTACAGGAAATACGACAGGAAATAAATCAATCGAATATTATTATATGGAAGGATGTTCTCATTGTGAAAAATTTAATGATTCGGGAATTTGGGAAGAATTAAAAGAAACATTTGGAACAAAATTAAAATTTAATAAATATGAACATAAGGAACATTTTGATAGAGTTGCGAGATATAAAATTACTGGTTTCCCTACAATAATTATAACTAATAATAGTGATATTTATGAAGAATATAAAGGTAATAGAACAAAAGAAGATTTAGAAAAATTTATAAGAAGATATATATAAATAATAACAATTTATATTATTAAGAATAATACATAATAAAATATGGGTGCTGGATTAATGCAACTTGTATTAGTTGGTAAAATATCACAATTTATTACACAAAATCCGCAAATTAATTATTATAAATATTTACATAATAAACATACAAATTTCTCTATTGAACAAGTTACACTTACACCTGAAGGAAATGCTAATGCTGGTTTTATAAAAGGTGCTACGCTTAATTTTAAAATTGGTAGATATTCTGATTTTTTATCAAATTTATTTTTAACATTTAAAATACCTGACATATATTCTGATAATGAATATAGATTTAGATGGATACCTAATTTAGGTTATAATTATATAAAAGAGGCAAGAATTAAACTTGGAGGAGTGATAATTGAAACATTATATGGCGAATGGTTAAATATATGGGACGAATTAACTAATAAAGAAGGAATTAAAAATAATAAATTAATAGGTAACATTGATGAATTAGTTAATCCATTTAATTTTGTTCCAAAATATACTATAATAAATAACAGACTATTTAACATTACATATCCTATATCTGTATATAGTAATACTAATAATAATCCAAGTATTAAAGGAAGACAAATACAAGTACCTTTAAACTTTTGGTTTACAAAAAATCCTTCTTTAGCATTACCTTTATTGAAGTTACAAAATATAGAAATATTACTTGAAATAGATATTATAGATAGAGGTTTTAATGGATTATATCAAATATGGAGCGATATGTTAAACATGTATGTTAGCCCAGATTTATATGAATTAGTTCATTCCAAAAGAGTTAGTATAGTTGATTTTGTAAGTCCTATTGATGCTAAATTTGATGTTAGGAATGAAATATTATGTTCATATGTATTTTTAGATAGTATAGAAAGAAGTAAAATGTTACTAAATACTAATAATATAGATTATGTAATAAGTACTTCTAAAAGGACGCATTTTTTATTTGACGCTGTTGAAAAAAATAAAACTATAGAAATAACGAATGCTTCTCATCATATAAAAGAATTAATATGGATTGTTAGAAGAAGTGATGTGATTAATTATTTTAATGATTATATAAATTATACCGCTGTCCATGAATATACAGAAAATATGGGAATATTAGAAAATATAGAAATAAAATGGAATGGTATAATATCACGCACGGATAATAATGCCGATTTTTATAATAATATTATACCTTATAAATATCATACAAATATTCCACGTACTGGATTATATTGTTATTCCTTTTCATTATTTCCTGAAAAACAGATTAGCGCTGGTTCATATGATAATACTCGTGTAACAACATCATTATTTATAACAACAAAAGATAACATTGCTAATAATAGTAAAGTTAAATATATTCATACTTTATTGAATAATAAAGGTATTAATTATAGTAAATTAGGATTTGAAGTTGTAATTTATGCTTTAGATGTTAATATATTAACAATATCAAATGGTTCAGCTGCTTTTAAATATAGTTAAATTTTATTTTTATATTCTTTATTATTATAAGAATAATGGATTTATTTACTATTATAATTATTATAGTATTTATATTTATAATTAAATATTTGATAGATATTATAAATTCTTTAAGTAAAGAGGTAAGAGAAATCAAGGATAAATGTATAATTGAGAAAAATACTATGTTTGAAAAAAAAACAGATATAGCACCACCTATAAATACAGCTGATATAATAAAAGGGCTTACATATTTTAAAAATTATATAGATGAAAAGAATTAAGTAAATACATATAAATAATATAAGAGATTATAATTAAATATGCCTCGTAAAAATAAAAAGAATGATGATAAAACTATAATAGAAAAAAAAAAGGGTTTACTGAATACTATTGTAAAAGATGTTATTTTAGTTGAAAATGAAGATATTATATTACAATTGCCTATATCAGCAAACGATATAACTAAAATAAACATAAATGAAGAAACATTGGATATTCCTAAACCTTATGAGCCTGATTGTTATTATATAAGCGAATCAAGCTGCTATAATACAATTCAAGATAATTTTATTAATACCAAAGATAATAACATATATTATAATAGACAATCAAAAGAATATAAAGAAGGTAATATTGATAATTTAACATGTGGAGGTCTATATTATAAAGAAAAAAATGATAATGAAAATATTATTAAATCGTCGAATAATTGTTATTGGTGTTGTCACGATATTAAGGATAGAATATATGGGATGCCATATAAGTATAATATATCTTCAAATACTTATATATTGTTTGGAAATTTTTGCTCGTTTGAATGTGCTAACGCTTATAATTTTTCTTCACATTGTGGAAGTGACAAAGTATGGGAAATTAATAGTTTGATACAAATGTTAAGTAAACATTATGGTAATACAAAACCTATACGTCCTGCTCCTTCAAGATTTTTATTAAATATATTTAATGGACCTTTAACTATAGATGAATTTAGAAAAGGGCATTCTACAAATGATAAAACGCATTTACTCAACCTACCACCGATGATTTCAACAACATATAATTATGAAATAGTAAATACATCATATCTTAAAAATATTACTGATAATATGAATAATAAAAATGAGATAAAAAAATATAAAAAATGATATAAAAATATTATTATTATAATATTTGTGATATAAATGACATTAGTAGAAGATATATATTTTTCACCATATCGTGTTTCAACTATTACTTGCAACGCAAATATAGGAGAAAATATTAATTTAAATTTGAAAGTTTTATTTGATAATATTATCATTAGTAACAACAATAATAGTATTTTATGGGTTCAATATATTAAAGAAGGAGAAGAATTAACAAGAGGTGTATACCCTAAAAAAAAGAGAAAAAGTAAAAAAAATAAAATGAAAAAAAATAGGTTTGATAATCAAGTTACTATAATTTGTGAAAATAATGGTAATATGCCAAATATTAAAATATTTAAAAATGGAAATATTCAATTAACAGGTATAAAAAAGATCGAAGATACAGAATTTATTGTTAACAATATTATTTATAATATTAAAAATATATATTATAATATTACTAAAGATATTATTAATAATATTGTAGATAATTATCAATTAAACTTAAAATATCAAAATTTCAAAATAAGAATGATTAATACAGATTTTAAACTATATTGCGATAGTAATTTAAGCATAGGTTTTGGTTTAAAAAGAAAGGAAATCCATAAATTATTAATTAGTGATTTATATAAAAATAAATGTTCTTTTCAACCAGGTATATATCAAGGTGTTAAATTAGAATATTTTTGGAATAAATGTAATCATCTAAAGAATGGTATATGTTCGTGTCCAAAGCATTGTTATGGAAAAGGAAAAGGTGAAAATATAAATGAATGCAAAAAAGTGACTGGAGCTTTATTTGAAAGTGGAAGTATTTTAATTACAGGTGGGGTATCATTTGAACAAGTTAATGAAACATATAATTATATTTGTAATTTTTTAAGAATTAACAAAGATATTGTTAAAAAAATACAACCTTCCGCTATTAGTCTTAATAACATTCAATAAGATATTATCTAAATATGACAACTAATATTATAATTATCCTCTATATTATTTGCTGTATATTTTTTATATTTACTTGTATTTATAGTATTGTTTCCTGGTCTATTACCTGAAGGTATGTGATGATCGGCATAAAAATGAGCAGCGTATGCTACAGCATCAGGTTCAGCAGGAGGATTTTTATAACTATTTCCCCAAGGTTTTTTATTGAATGAAACATCTCCAGTATATAAACCTGCGTTTTTTTGCTTTAGTTTTACAAAAATAGTATCAGTTTCTAAAAAAGCATATTCTAATTCTTTTATCATTATCCTATTATATTAAATAGATAATTTTATATAAGGATAGAACATTATATAATTAAATATTAATGGATACTAATACTAAATCGTCAAATAAAAAAGCTGATTTTCTAGAAGATGGTTTATTGAATGAAGAAATTAAAAATATTGTTCAAGAAATTATATTATATATGACAGAAAATAAAAAAAAATTTTCATCTCACGAAGATCTTTTGAATAAAATGAAACAAAGTATAATAGGTTTAACATTTTTTGAACAACGATATCCTATGTTATATGCGATGGTTACAAAAGAAGAGGGTTTTAATTACGAGAGCTTAGAATATTTTCTAAATATGAGAAATAAAATTATAAAAAATGAATTATCTGTAGATGAAGCATCTAAAAAAGTAGGTCAAGTATGGTTTGATAAATATTGCAAAAATCCTGAAAATAATAATATAGTAAATGATAAAAAATGATTATATAATAATAATTTATATTATTATTAATATAAATGAATATAGTAAATGAAAATAAAGGTAATATTAATAATTTAAAACCAATTATTAAATGGAGTGGTGGAAAAACAGATGAGATTAAAAAATTTATTTCATATATACCTGAAACATATTCTATATATTTAGAACCATTTATAGGTGGAGGTGCATTATATTTTCATTTAAATCCTGAAAGAGCAATTATAAATGATGTTCATAAAGAACTTATTGATTTTTATCAATCCATAAAAAATGGCGATGCGTGCGAAATTTATAATTTTATGAAAACCCATCCCAATGATGAAGAAACTTATTATAAGGTTCGCAAATATGATAATACTAATACATTAGATAATGCAAAACGATTTTATTATTTACGGAAAACATGTTATAGAGGTATGCTTAGATATAATAAAAATGGCGAATTTAATATACCATTTGGTAGATATAAAACGTATAATTTTGAAGAGATAAAAAATAAAGAATATGAAAATTTATTGAGAAAAACAGATATTTTTAATAATAGTTTTGAATCAATATTTGAAAATTATAATGATAGTAATAATTTTATGTTTTTAGATCCGCCATATGATAGTGAATTTACAGATTATGGTTATTGTACATTTGGTAAAGAAGAACATAAAAAATTAGCAAATTGTTTTAAAGAAACAAATATTAAATGTTTGATGATAATCGGAAAAACTCCTTTTATAGAAGAATTATATGGAGATTATATAGTGGACGAATATGAAAAAAAATATAGATTTAAGTTACATTCTGGAAGAGTAGGCGAAGAAATTAATAAGAAACATTTAATAATTAAGAATTATTAATTTATAAACATTTTATCAATATGTTTTCCGGATGTTATAAAGAATTTATAGTAATCTTCTTCGCTCCATTTAAAATTTAGTAATTTTAAGATATCTTCCATATGTTCTACCTTAATACCATTTTTTTCACAATTTTTAATATGGTTTAATCCTTTTTTAAGCAACTTTCTATTATAAATAGACCAATTAAATACACCTATATCGATAATGTATCCCGGATACTTAGGTATAATATAAGTTTCAAGTAATTCTTTAACTTTTTCAATAGTTGCGGGCAATTTTTCAGAATCTAATTCTATATTACCTTTTGCTTCACGATAATAAATTGTTTTATTTAATTCATCTTTCCAGAGTAAGTCTAAATCTTTCTTTTTCTTTGTTTCAAAATCAACACATTGAACTCCGCATGTAAGTAATTCTAAATTTTTAGAATTATTAATAATTTTTTTAATAATTTCTTCACCAAATTTTCCCATTTTTATAGAAATTGCTTGTCTGCTTGGTTCACTACCAAAAAGTAGATATTTAACTGAACCTGGTTCTGTCATAGTAATACCATCGTTTACTATTTTGTCAATATATTCTTCGTGTAATTCTTTTTCAAGTTGTTCGCTTGTTAACATTTGAATAGTTGTTATAATTAGAATAAATATAACTTATCAATTTTTATTTAGAAGTAATGAAATAGTTATAAATTATAATATATATTTAAATATATTAGATGTTAATTGAACTTTTTTTACTTTCTATTTTTATAGGAATTACAATCGGAATTATTGGAGGTGGGGGAGGTATTTTATTTATACCTTTATTAATGTATTATGATTTATCATATTATCAAGCTGTAGCTATATCACTCTTTTTAAATAGTATTCCAAATGCATTACCGGGATTATATTTATATTATCAAAAAGGCTATTTTAATTTTAAAATAGCAAGCGTTGTTGCTTGTGGATCTATATTAGGAATAATAATAGGGGCATATATTTTGACGAATAATTATATAAATATTAAAATAATATACAGAATATATACTTTTATATTATTATTAGTAACATTATATATGTTATATTATTATTGTTAATCTCATTATCTTTATAAAATACTAATTATTATTTACCACAAAAAATAAAAATTGATATAAACAATTAAATATATATATTTTTTAACAAACTATATAATATAATGAATTGCGAAGAGCAAATTTCTAATGTCCCCCAATCTCTTAAAGATTTAATTATAAATACTTATAATACATATGATTGTAATGCTACAAATGCTAACAATTTAATTTCTGTGCTAAAAAAATATCATTTTTGGCCAAATATTAAAGTAAAAAAATTTAAAAATAATGACGACCTTGTTCTTCTTCATAATAATTATAAAATGGGAAATAATGTTTCAGAATATAAGAAACTATATGAAGAATGCCGTAGTATAGTATTAGATTTTACCTTGTCTTCTAATAATAATATAGTTGTAACATATGCAAATTCTATTCCAAGTAGAATTAGTTATGATCAATATGTTAAAGACATATATAACGAAACAGATAAATATTATGAAGCATATGATGGTACTATAATTAATGTTTATTTTTATAAAGATAAATGGTATTTTGGAACTTCAAGTTGTCCAGATGCGAATAGTTCAAAATTCTCTCATCCCGTGTTGTCTCACGGAGCAATGTTTGATGAAGTGCTTTATAAAATGTATAGTAAAAATCCGGATATTTCGGCAAATTTGGTTGGAACATATGAAGAAATTTCTCAAAAACTTCGTGAAATGTTTGTTTCTAATTTAAATATAGAAAATGCGTATGAATTTGTTCTAATTCATTCAGATAATATACATATTATAGATTATTCAAGTATTTTAGGAAAAAATTATAAAGAAGTAGTTCATATTAATACTAAGAACAGAATTTCTTTAGAGGAATATGATATTAATAGCTCATCTATTCAAGAGTTGATTAATCTTGGTGTCAAATATCCATTGTTCTTTGAAAATATAGTTGGAGCTTATAATTATATTAATAATAATTTGAGTTATGGTATTATTATTAAAAAAAATACAGGTGAAGGATTGGCAAAACTATTTAAAATTTCTTCTGATTATATTAATCATAGAGAAGAAACAGACCCTTGTCATCCAAATATATGGATGAATATTTTGGAAGTATATATGAAAAATAAACAGAATTATACTATAAAAGATTATATTGCTACTTATAATCCTAATATTCAATTGCCTACCGATAATAATGGAAAGGAAATTGATCCAACTTATATTGTTCATACTATTATTTCAACTATTAAAGATAGTCTTTATAATTATTATAAATCAACAACAACATACAATCCTACATATAAAAGATATAAAATGAATAGAGAATTAGATAAACAATTTGCACCAATTATCCAATATCATTTGGCACAAATTAGAAATCTTCAAACAAATATCTTTAGTAAAAAACTTATTACTTGTTCAAATATTTATTATTATTTGTGTCAGTGTAACGATGTTAAAAATATTAAAACATTAATTCAATTCTTCGCATCTAATCCTATTAATGAAATGCAACCAAGAACTTCGATGTGTTTTGCTATAATGAATAATCTAATATCATAAGTTCTTTTAAATCTATAAATCTAAAATATATTAATAATAATAGAAAGATTATAAAATATGTCAGGCTATTCAACGCAAGCATCGATATACTTGTTAATTACTATAATATTAACTATAGTATGTATATCACTTAATATATATGTTCAAGGTGTAGGATTATATTTAATATTATATATACTTTTTTTAATTATGATATTTATAACAGCATATAATATTACATGTTTAACAAAGGGAGAATGTCATACGTGGAGCTGGATAATATCTCTAATGTCTTTAATACCTATGATATTAGTAACTATTATGTTAATTATTTTAGCAATGACTAAACAATAAAAATAAATTTATTTATTTTTTATATTATAAAAATATTATAATTCTAACCAAATACAGATTCGCCATTATAATAAATATATAAAAATCCGTCCCCATGTTTCATTTCATGGTATATTCTTCCCATAGTGTCAGAAGTAGAAGGTAATATATTATTAATAAATATAAAAATTGCTTTATCAGGAGATAATCTTATTCTTTGTCTTATTATAGAAATAAATTGACCAATTGTTAAATCGCAAGGAACAAGATATTTTTTTTTATCTATATCATTTAAATTACATCCTTTTGCTTTTTCAACTATTACAGGTATTCTGTCAGGATATTTTTCTCTAATTCTATTTGTTTCTATCAATTTTCTTTCAAAGTCACTATTCATATAATCTATAAATATATTATATATTATATATTTACTCTAATATATAATTTTATTTGTATTTTCAAACCAATTTTTAAAAATTTCTTTAGCATTTTTATTATCGTACGATACCATTGGGATTTTTCTATCCCCAATCTCTTTTTTTATTTCTTCATATATAAATTGATCATCAAATCCAATATTTGCGGCATCTTCTCTTCTATTAGCATAGTGAATTTTTTCTAATCTTGCCCAATAACATGCCGATAAACACATGGGACAAGGTTCACAGCTTGTATAAATAGTACATCCTTCTAAATTAAAATTATTTATATTTGCACATGCTCTTCTAATAGCTACTATTTCTGCGTGTGCGGTAGGATCATTTATTAATGTAACTTCATTATGACCTTCTCCAATTATATTTCCATTTTTATCTACTATTACAGCACCAAATGGACCTCCTGTACTAATTGCTGATAATTGAATTGCTCTATCCATAATTATATATATAATGCAATATATTTTTATATAATTATATTAGTTTGTAGCTACATCTTCAATTACCCAATTATCAATACAATTTGATAAATTTATAGCATTATTATTATCGTCGCATATTGGTTTGTCTTTTATTTCTGTACCTCCAAAAATTATAATAGGTGTTTCATTATTCAAATTAATAAATCTAACAATATTAGCAAACATAATCAATATTACTTTAAATATATATAAATAATATATATTTATATATATTTATATATTTTATTAAATGATATCAATCGATATAATGGGTGGTTTAGGAAATCAATTATTTCAAATAATGACAGCAATGGCATATTCTAAAAAATATGAAAATCCATTAATAATAGAAAGAAAAACATATAGTCCTGGTTGCACTTTCAGAAATGTTTATTGGAATAATTTTTTAAGTAATTTAGAAAAGTATTTAATTAATTATCCTATAAATTTATCTGTATATGAAGAAAAATCAATGTTATATAATGAATTACCTAATATTTCAAGAACAGAAAATATTAAATTATCAGGATATTTTCAATCTTATAAATATTTTGATTCTTATAAAAACGAGATATTAAAAGAGATTGATTATGATAATATAAAAAATAATTTAATAGATAAATTAAAAACAAATGTAAATTATGGAGAAATGATTTCATTACATTTTAGAATTGGTGATATTATTAAAGTTCATAATGTTAATAATATTATAATTCCATTAGATTATTATATAAATGCTATTAAATATATTGAGACAAAAACAAATAATTTTAATGCTAAATTTCTCTATTTTTGCGAAGAAGAAGATAATGATATTGTATTAAATACATATATTAATCCTTTAAAGAAGCTTTTCCCAAATAGTTCATATTATAAGGCTGGGGATAACATAGAAGATTGGGAACAATTGGTATTAATGAGCTTATGTGAGCATCATATTATAGCAAATAGTTCTTTCAGTTGGTGGGGAGCATATTTATCAACTTATAATGTTAATAAAATAGTTTGTTATCCTGATAAATGGCATCATTCTAATTTAATAACATATAGTACTATTGATTTATTTCCTGTAGATTGGATTGTATGTAAAACACAACACGAATCTATTCCATACTTATTAGAAAATGTTTACTATATTAATTTAAAAGATTGTGAAGATAGAAGAATAAATACTGAGAATGAGCTAAAAACGATGAATTGGAAATATGAAAGATTTGAAGCATTTAAAGCAGATGATGGAAGATTAGGATGTTGTATTAGTCATTTAAAGGTTATAGAAATGGCTAAGGAAAAAAATTTAGATTATGTTGTAGTTGTTGAAGATGACATATTATTTACAAAACCAGATAAATATAATAATATGCTCAAAGATTTTAAAAATTATATTAAATTAAATAATATGACATTTGATGTTTTATTATTTGCAGCTTCACTTAGTACTGATGGTGTAAAACCAATTACTAATAATATTTATAAAGCAAATGTGTGTCATACAACAACAGGTTATATAGTTAATAAACATTATTATGATAAATTAATAGATAATTTTAAAGAAGCTGTTGGATTATTAATAAATAATGGTGAAACTGATATTGGATGTATAGATGTTAATTGGGTAAAATTACAAAAAAGAGATAATTGGTATATATTATTTCCACGAACAGTCAATCAAAGGCCTATGTATAGTACTATTCAAAAAAATAATGTAGATTATTCATCTATGCTTTTAGATAAATAAATTAAAAATAAATATATAAAAATTGATGATTAATAAGATTAATAGTATATTGTTATGTGCAATTGTAACAAAACAATCCATTTCAGAAATACCTGTTGGATTAAAACAGATGGGTATAAAAATTGTCCAATGCTTTATTACAATACGTTATTAAGAATTTTTGAAGATTATAAGTTAAATAACAAAATATATAATAAAGGTTTTGATAGTATCAAAGAATATATTATGGATACTTGTAATTTTAATCACAACGATTGGAAACACATATCAGAACTTTATTATAATAGCGATAATAGTATATATAATAAAAAACTATTAATTCAAAATAATGTTCCTTTTCAATATACTCCTGAATGTTCTAATATTCAGTAATTATGGTTACATTAAATATATATAAAATATAAATATAAATATAAATATAATGGCGCATCTTTTTACAAATCATGATAAATATCATATACATAAAACATTAGGAATTTTAGCAGTTATTAATTTTATTTTACGTTTTTATTACGCTATAGTATATGGCACTTCATTTCCTTCTTTTGAAAATAAATTGTTTTCATGTTCTTCTGTATTAATTCATGCTATATTACCAATTGCTTCTTTATCAATACATTTGCCTGAAAAAAGAAATTTTACAAGTCCGATGATATGGCGTGAATTTAGGTTACATTCTATATTATTTTCTTGTAGGCATGTTATTTTAACTATAATAACATTACTTGAATTGTGGCCTACCCAATTAGATTATTTTAAAAATAAATATTTATATGCTTTATTATCCGAGTCTTTTATAAAATATATATTTGTAGTAAGTTGTATTAAAATAGCAAGTATAATAACGGCAAAATACGGAGATGTTGAAAAAAGGACTACTAATGCTATGCCTTATCCTGATAATTTAAATGATTATGAAATAAGAAAAATAAAATTAGAATATGCTAAAAAACAATTTGGTGCAACAATAATGGCTGTATTTTCTGGAGATCTTTCACCAACATTAAATTTTGCTCCTTTATACGCCATACAATCAGCAGCGTTTATGATGACGCTTGTTAGAAAAGGTAAATGTAACTCATCGCATTATCATATAGTATATGCTTTTACTTTAATATATCCATTATATCTTTATCACGTAATTTTAAGAAGATTTTATTCACATTTTGCCGATTTTGCAATATGTTATTTGTATATTTTTGCTTATAATATGCGTATAAAACAAGGGTGGGATAATAAAAAAATATGGGCAATAGTTGTTCCAGGAGTAGTTTTTTCTTTAAATATACTTCCTAATATAGAATACAGGCTAATTATAGAGAATAATATAACATTTTTTATTCGTTATTTATGCAGTATTTACTTAATATATAATGAATTTATATATGATTATAGAACTTATAGACCATTATTTTTATTTAGTTGATTATTATACTTCGTATTTAGATATAGTATTAACATATTTCTTTCTTCAATCGTAAGACATCCTATATATCTATTTATTTGACTATTACAATTATCATTATTATTTATTATTAATGATAATAAATATATATATTTTTTCTCTTTAAGACAAAATGCTTTAATTCTTCTTAATCTTTTGTAATATATTTTAGATATACCATATATAACAGGGCAATAATCATTAATAAAATACTGAATATTTTCTTTTATATCTATTAAATTATTATGTATATTAAACAACTCTTGTTTAACACTTTCATAATTACGAATATCTTCAAGTAATTCTTTTACCATATGCTATAATAAAAAATTAGCATATATTTACATCATTTTTTGTAAAATTATAAAACGAGTACATAATTAATTCATTTTACAATTTTACAAAAGTTTATAAATATTTTATAAATATATATAATTATGTACTCATTTAATATTGTTTAGTTTAAAATATTTATGAAAAATAATATTATAAGTAATGTCATATAACTATAAAGTACCTTAAATAAAGAACTATGACCAAGTTAAAAAGGAACTTCTTGAGGAATGAAATATAAAACAAAAAGCCTGCGAAAAGTATGACGAACTTGTATATGTTATTACAAAAGGACTTATTAAATTATGTGCTTTGTTGCTATTGTGTAAAGAGTGGTTGTGTAATGGTAATCTAAACGAGTATTGGCAAAGAGTAAGGTTTTATCTTGCACTTGGTATAACTTTTTTGCGGTGGTAAATATAAATAATTAAATAAAATATTAGTAAAAACAATAATACGTATGCTTAATATATTTGATTATTAATTTCTTCTGCATAATGTTTAAACATATCTATAAATTCGTCTTTTGTAATATGCTCATCTCTATTTTTCCATAACCATTGATATAATTTATTATAATTATTGAAATGTATTGCTGGCTTAATATATTGATAGTAAGCTTCTTCATCATCATCTTCTATTTTGATACAATAAGGAGGTAAATAATTATGTAATAATTTTCCATCATTGAATAATTTAAATATTCTAACTAACATAGTATAAGATGCTAAATCAGCTGATTCTGTAGAAAAAATACCTGTAGGTTCAATATCTGCTGGTATAGTACATATATCATATACCTTATATTTCTTACTACCTATCTTACGTGATAGATATATATTATAAAAATTTAATGTATCAATACCATTAAATGAAATATCGGCATTACTGTTATCAACCGCAAATAATTCATAATTTATTTTTAACATAGTATCATTTCTATGTTTTATGAAAACCGGTGTTTCTATATTTGGGTCTATTATTCGCATAACTTTCATTAATTCTTCTATATGTTCATCTGTATATCTTGCTTTAGTTACAGGATTTACAAAATACTTTTTCTCATTTATGCATTCTATTAAATAATTATAGAGCTTGGGAGCATATATACATTCTGTTCTATATTTTGTAGTTCCAGGAATATAAACCTTTAGTCTTACCATTAGTTGTAATTTTGCCAAAGGATAATTTTCATCATCTAATTCTTCATTCGTCAATATATCTATACTTTCGCTACATTTATCTGCTAATGCTGAATAATCATATAACACATTATCAACTATTTCTTTTTTAGTCATATGAAGCAATTCATTATCTTTAATTATTATTTTTGATGCTCTTGGTGGTGATGATGAAATGCCAAAATATTTTTTAAGCTCTAAATAAGACATGTTTTTAATTTTATTATATTCTTGAATAGCAGATAAAGCTTTTTCATATTTTTTTTTAAATTTTTTTACAACGAAATCTTTAATGTGTATAGGGTCTATTTCTTTACCTATAGTATGTTCTTTTCCCCAAGGTAAAGTTATTATAGGTTTTTCTGGAGGCTTAGGAATACTACCCTTTTTTGTTGTTTCGTATAATGTTAATCTATCATGATATTTTTTCCATTGAGTTTCATATTTATCTTTCTCTTTTTTAAATTTTTTATATTCAGCATTATTTAAATAGTTTAATTTTTCTTTAGATTTAAAAGTTGTTAAATCGATTAATTGTGAATATATAGGTTTTTTAATTTCTTGTAATTTCTTTTCATATATTTCAAAATAGTCATCGAGTGGATCTTTAATAGGTAAATATTTTTTATCCTCAATATTTTCTATTAAACCAGAATCGGGATTATAAATATCATCTATATCTTTATATATTAACATATGATTATCATATATTTCTAATGCGTCAATAATCCATTGTGGAGTATTTGATGTACTATTTAATTTAATAAAATAGTCTATAATAGTTTCACCATTCGATAACATATTATATTTTAAAAAATATTTAAATATATTAATGTTAACATTTTCATCATCTATCTTTTTTATTATATTATCAAATCCATATTCACCTATATAATCTTTGTATAATAATGATACAATTAATGAATTATTATAATCACCGAATAACTTTTTAATATTATCTAAATTTTTTGTTCTACTATTATTAGTAAATCTATTTCTGAGTAATTCTATTTCTGTTTCAAAAATAGTTTGTCTATAATATATTCCATTTATATCTTCAGTAAGGAGGATATCACAAATAATTAGATTTTTATTATTATATTTAAATAATGTCGGATATAATTTAACATCTAAATCTGGTACTTCTTTTTTAAGATATTTATAATAATTTAAATCAATATCGCCAAATAATACATGATAATCCATATATCAAACACTATTCTAATATATAAATATATTAGAATAAAAAAAAATATTATTTGTTCTATATATTCATAATATATTTTTAATTATAATGATAATTATTAATTTCTTCGGCATAATGTTTAAACATTTTTATAAATTCTTCTTTTGTTCTTAAGAAATCATCATTATATATCCAATCATCTATATTTTTATATTTATTAAAATGTATTTGTGGTTTTATATATTGTAATGTTTCTAAACTCCAATTAACAACAATATAATAAGGTGGAATATAAGTATGTAATAATTTTCCTTCATTAAATAATTTAGTTATTCTAAATAACATAGTATTAGATGTTAAATCTGTTGATTCTGAAGCAAAAGAACCTGTTGGTTCAATATCAGCAGGTATTATACATATATCATATACCTTATATTCCTTACTACCTACCTTACGCGATAGATATATATTATAAAATCTTAAATTAGTTCCTAAAGATTTGTCAAAATATATGCCCCTATTATTATTAATTTCAATTAAGTTATATTTTATTTTTAACATAGTATCATTTCTATGTTTTATAAAAACAGGTTTTTCTATATTTGGGTCTATTATTCTCATAACTTTCATTAACTCTTCTATATGTGCATCTGTGTATCTTGATTTAGTTACAGGATTTATAAAATACTTTTTCTCATTTATACATTCTATTAAATAATTATAGAGCTTAGGTGCATATATACATTCTGTTCTATATTTTGTAGTTCCAGGAATATAAACCTTTAGTCTTACCATTAGTTGTAATTTTGCTAAAGGATAATTTTCATCATCTAATTCTTCATTTGTTAATATATCTATACTTTCACTGCATTTATCAGCTAATCCCGAATAATCATATAACACATTATCAACGATTTCTTGTTTAGTCATATGAAACAATTCATTATCTTTAATTATATTTTTTAACGTGCTTGAAGAAGATGATGAATTATCAAAATATTTTTTTAATTCTAAATAAGACATATTTTTAACTTTATTATATTCTTCAATTACAGGTAAAGCTTTTTCATATTCTATTTTAAAAGTTTTTAATGTATTGTCTTTAATATATATAGGATCTAAATCTCTGCCAAATATATGTTGTTTTCCATTAGAAAGTTTAAATATTGGTTTTTCTGGTGGTTTTAAACTAATATACTTTTTCATCAAAGTTTCATCATTATTTTTTAAAGTTTCTTCATACATTTTATAAGATTTTTCATCATATTTTTTTTTTTCAATATCATATTTATCTTTTATTTTTTTAAATTTAGAATATTCAGCATCTTTTAAATAAAAATCAATATCTTTAGGTTTAAATGTAATAAAATCGATTAATTGTGAATATATTGGGTTTTTTATACCTTTTAATTTTTTTTCAAAATCTTCAAAAAAATTTTCTAATGGATCTTTTATAGGAAGTAAATTTTTATCTTCATAATTTTCTATTATGCCAGACTCAGGATTAAAACACTTATCTATATCTTTATAAATTACCATATAATCGTTAATTATCTTTAATGCACATGATAACCATGGCGGAGGATTAGGTGTTTTTAGTCTATTTATAAAAAACTTAATAATTTTTTCCCCATTATTCATATGATTATTTTCTAAAAATTTTATAAAATAATAAATAGGATTATTTATGTTATTATTTTTAATAATATTCATAAGTTGAGGGTATGCATGATATTTTGTATAATTTTTTGAAAAAAAATCATTTATTAATCCATTATTATATTTATCAAATAGACCTTTAATTAAAAATAAATTAGTTTTAGTTTCATTAGATTTGATAATATTATTACTAAATATATTTTTAATTATTTCAATTTCAATTTCTAATATAGTTCCATTTATATCAATACCATCAATATACTCTGATAAAAACTCGCATATTCGTAGTTCAAAAATTCTATTATTATACAATTCTTTATAATTGGGATTTTTATTTTTAACACAATTAAAATGAACTAAATCTATATTTTCAAATAATAAATGTACATCTGGTAAATGTTCTAATATATATTCATCATCTGAATATTGTTTCTCCATAATATTATAAGCTTTAGTATATATATCTTGATATTCTTTACTCATAAAAGACATCTTTGTACCATTTATCGGGTGTATTTCAGGAGAAATAACCCATCTTTCAACATCGGTAATATTATTAAATACTTTAGTCTTACCATTTTTTTCAATTAAAGATATAAAAGCACTATCAGGAATACCTGTAAAATCATAATCAGAAAATTTATCTTTATTATCTTTAAACCATTTTAACATTAAATTATAAACTCCATCTTTTGAAGTAGTATTAATTTGTATAGTATAATTTCCTAATAAATGAGGTATTCGTCCATCTTTAGAATCATATATCTTTATTCTATCTAACCAAGAAATAATTATATTCTTATTTGTCTTATATAACCTATTTAATGATTTATATATATCTTTTTCATTTTTAGATACAGAAGACATATATATACTAATATATTAAAATATTATTAAAATATATTTAATATATATAATTATATAATTCTCGCGCATAATGTTTAAACATATTTACAAAGTCATCTTTTGTTGTCTCATATAATGGTACCCACATATTAGGAGAATGGTATTGATTGAAATGTATTTGTGGTTTAATATATGAATATTCTATTGTTCCATTGTATATATATTCTATATGATAAGGAGGTATATATTGATGTAATAATCTTCCTTCATTAAATAATCGATATATACCAAATAACATCACTTCTGATGTTAAATCACTTGAACCTGTAGCAAATACACCCTCTGCTGCTATATCTGCCGGAATAGTGCATATATTATATATTTCGTATTCTTTATTTCCTATGATGCGCGATAAATAAACATTATAATATCTAATAGTGTTTATATCGCCGAACGAAGAATCTAAATTATTATATGTCTCTGTTATTACTCTATATTCAAGTTTTAACTTAGTATCGTTCCTATGTTTTATGAATACTGGAACTTCTAATGTTGGGTCTATTATTTTCATAACTTTCATAAGCTCATCTATATTTTCTTGTGTATATTTAGCTTTTGTCACAGGATTTATGAAAGGTTCTTTATTATTAATACATTTTATTAGATAATTATATAGTTTAGGAGCATATATACATTCTGTTCTATATATTTTTTTATCTGGTGTATATACTTTTAATCGCACCATAAGTTGTAATTTAGAAAGAGGATAATTTTCATCATCTAATTCTTCATTTGTTAATATATCTATACTTTCACTACATTTATCAGCTAATTCCGAATAATCATATAACACATTATCAACGATTTCTTGTTTAGTCATAGTTAGTAATTCATTATCTTGTATAAGTTTTTTTACAAAACTTGAAGATGATGATGTAGTCGTATATTTTTTTAATTCTAAATATGGCATGTTTTTAATCTTATTATATTCATTAATAATAGGCAAAACAGAATTATAATCTTTAAAAAATTTTTTTACAATATCATCTTTTATATGTATAGGATCTATCTCACCAGCAATAATATGCATTTTACCCCAAGGCAATTTATATTTAGGTTTTTCAGGAGGTGAAGGGACAGGACGCAGATATGGTTGTATATCATGATCATTTATTAGGTTCCATTCTTCTCTTTCTATTTCATATTTATTTAATAAGGTTTGATATCTTTTAAAAGCATTATCATAATTATTTCTTATATTTTTAAATTTTTTATATTCAGCATTATTTAAATATTTTAAATTTTCTTTAGGTTTAAAAGTAGTTAAATCAATCAATTTTGAATATTTAGGATTTTTAATTTTTTCAAGTTTCTTCTCAAATTTATCAAAGTAAAGGTCTAATGGATCATTTATCATCATTAATTTCTTATCTTCAGCGTTTTCTATAATACCTTTACTAGGATTATAGCAATCATCAATATCTGTATAAACAATTTTGTAACTTTCATAAATATTTAAAGCATCTTTTATCCAGTAATATGGTATTTTTTTATATTCTTTTTGTAAATATTCAATAATATTACATCCATTACTAAACTTGTTATTTTCGAGTAGTTTTATAAACTCAGAGGTCTCTTTAGCAGAATTATCATTCTTATTCACAAAAAATTTTAACATTTCTGTTCGCATTGGATAAGAATATTTATCAATACATTTATTATCTATAAAATAGTTAATTAAATTTTCACAATAATCCTCAAATGTATTTTTCATATCATCGCCTTCGAAACATTTTTCTATTAAAGTAAATTCTTGTTCAAATATAGTTTTTCCATCTAACAAATCCATATTATTTATCATTTCGTATTCTAATAACTCAAATAAGTAGTCTGTCGCATCTTTATACTTATTTAGTTTATTTTTATTATTATTGATATAATAAAGTAAATCGATGCTACCAAATAATATATGATTTTTTGGCAATTTACTTGGAATTTCTGCCTTATCTATTTTATTATTAATCATAATATTATATGCCTTTTTGTATATTTCTTGATATTTGTAACCATTAGACATCATCGGTGTTCCCATTAAGGGATGTATTGTAGGATTACGACACCATAATTCTATATCTTCAATTGTTTCAAATTTTTTTTTAGAAGATAATAAAATTTCATTATTAGGAATACCATTAAAATCGTAATTGCTAAACTTATCTAAATTGTTTTTTATCCATAATAAAATTAAATTATAATTACCATTATTTGTTTCTGTATTAATTTTTATTTTTGCGTTACTTAATAATCCTGGAATATATCCATCAATACTATTATAATTTTTTATACTATCCAACCATGAAATAATTGTTTCACCATTATTTACAATAAACAAATCATCAAGAGATTTATTTATTAGATTTTTTTTTGTGTCAGATGTCATTCTATATTGTAACAATATTTAATAAATACAAATAAAAATTATTAAGTTTGTTATATTCTGCAAACATTATTTAATAATATGTATAGATAATTTAGATATGTATATAGTCCTTGAAGTTTCTATTATAATTATCTTAATTAACTTTAATATTTAATTTTCTTCGTTATTGCATATAATTGATAATTGTATTATAATATTTAGTTTATAAAAATATATATTCAATATATATAATTATTTATTTCTTCAGCATAATGTTTAAACATATTTATAAAACTTTCTTTAGTTCTTTCTTCTTTAGTTCTTTCTAAAGAACTATCATCTTCAAAAATCCATTTTATAATATCATTATATCTATTAAAATGTATTTGAGGTTTTATATATTGCAACATTCCATTGTCTAATGTTATATTATAAGGAGGTATATAATTATGTAATAATTTACCTTCATTAAATAATTTAAATATTCTAAATAACATAGTATTTGATGTTATATCAGATGTTCCGGAAGCAAAATCACCTGTTATTTCAATATCAGCTGGTATAACACAGATATCATATATGCGATATTCTAACCCTCCTATTAAACGCGATATATATATATAATAAAAACGCACCATACCATTACCAAATGAACTATGAAAATAATAACTACGCGCATCACATTCTATAATATTATAATTAATCTGCAATAAAGTATCATTTCTATGTTTTATAAAAACTGGTCTTTCTATTTTAGGATCAATTATTTTTATTATCTTCATTAGTTCGTTTATATTATGTTCTGTATATTTGGTTTTAGTTACAGGATTAACAAAATCTTCTTTATTATTTATGCATTTTATTAAATAATTATAGAGTTTAGGTGCGTATATACATTCTGTTCTATATTTTGTAGTTCCAGGAATATAAACCTTAAGTCTTACCATAAGTTGCAATTTAGCTAATGGATAATTTTCATCATCCAATTCTTCATTTGTTAATATATCTATATGTTCACTGCATTTATCAGCTAATTCTGAATAATCATATAAAATATTATTTACTATATCTTTTTTTGTCATAGATAATAATTCATTTTCTTCATTCAATTGTAATTCGACACTTGTTGACGAAGGTCCCATATGTTTAATTAATTCTTTATATGACATGTTTTTAATAATGTTATATTTCTCAATTATAGGTTTTGCTTTTTCATATTCTTTTGTAAATTTTTTAAAAACATCATCTTTTATATACATAGGATCTATTTCTTTACCTATAGTATGTTCTTTTCCCCAAGGTAAAGTTATTATAGGTTTTATAGGAGGAGTTGGTAAATTGCCTTCTTCTGTTATTTCATAATGCGCAAGATTATCTTGATATCTTTTCCAATCTCTATCGTATATATCTTTTTCTCTTTTAAAATTTCTATATTGAACATTATTTAAATACATTAAATTATTTTTAGCTTTAAAAGTAGTCAAATCAATTAATTGTGAATATATAGGTTTTTTTATTTCCATTAATTTATTCTCAAAATCTTCAAAAAAATCATCTATTGGATCTTTCATAGGAAGATATTTCTTATCTTCATAATTTTCTATTATACCAGAATAAGGAGAAAAACATTTTTCTATATCAATCTTTAGTGCTTGATTATAATCAAATATATTTATATATTCGTTAATCCATTCGGTATGTTCAGGCATATTAGTTTTATTCATTCTTAAAAATTGAATAATAGTTTCTCCATTATTCATTTTATTATGTGATGTAAAATGTATAAAGTAAAGTAATAATACTTGAGGTTTTAATAATTTATTATTGGCAGTATATATTTTGTTTGTATAACCTTTATTAATATCTTTAAATAATTCAGTAGAAATATTTTCGTATTCATAATTTGATATATAATCTTTATTTAAAAATAAATTAATTATTATTTTATTATATTTATCAAATAAACTTTTAATTATCTGAAAATTACTTACGCCATCTCCTATGTTACTAAATCTATTTTTTAATATTTCAATTTCTGTTTCTAAAATAGTAGTTTTTTCTATAGTATCTTCAATATTTTCAAATAGCAACTCGCATAAATAAAGTTCTTTGGGTTTATTAATATCATATTCATATAATGAATTATAATCAAAAGACATATACGAAGTTTTAATGCACCTATAAAAAATAAAATCTAAATCTCCAAATAATAAATGCACTTTTGGAAATTTAAAATATATATCTTGGATAGCAATAATTTTTCTCATAATATTAAAAGCTTTTAAATAAAACTCATAATATTCTTTGCTCATAGGCGATAATTGTTTTCCATTAATCGGATTTACTAATGGATTAATTATCCAGTTTTCAACATCTGCTTCTGTTTTAAATAAATTTTTTTTTTTTTCAGAAGACGAAGACATTTATTCTTTAATTATCTAATATAATATTATATAATTAATATGTAAAATTATTGATTTCTTCAGCATAATGTTTAAATAAGTTTACAAATTCATCCTTTGTTATATTATCTTTAATCCAATCAGTAGATGTTTTGTATCTGTTAAAATGAATACCAGCTTTTATATAATAACGATATTGATTATTAGATAACAAGCAATATGGAGGAACATAGTTATGTAATAATTTGCCTTCATTAAATAATTTAAATATTCTAAATAACATAGTATTTGATGTTATATCTGACGAACCTGACGCAAAAATCCCATCAACTTCAATATCCATAGGTATAGTACATATATTATAAAATTTATATTCTATTCCACCTATTATACGAGATAAATATATATTATAATATCTAATCGATTTTATATCACCAAAACTGCTATCTAAATTATCATAATTAAAAGTTTTATTTACATATTCAAGTTTTAAATTTTTATCATTTCTATGTTTTATAAAAACAGGTTTTTCTATATTTTGGTCTATTATTCTCATAACTTTCATTAACTCTTCTATATGTGCATCTGTGTATCTTGATTTAGTTACAGGATTTATAAAATACTTTTTCTCATTTATGCATTCTATTAAATAATTATAGAGCTTAGGAGCATATATACATTCTGTTCTATATTTTGTAGTTCCAGGAATATAAACCTTTAGTCTTACCATTAGTTGTAATTTTGCTAAAGGATAATTTTCATCATCTAATTCTTCATTTGTTAATATATCTATACTTTCACTGCATTTATCAGCTAATTCAGAATAATCATATAACACATTATCAACGATTTCTTGCTTAGTCATATTAAGCAATTCATTATCTTTAATTATATTTTTTAATGTGCTTGAAGAAGATGATGAATTATCAAAATATTTTTTTAATTCTAAATAAGACATATTTTTAACCTTGTTATATTCTTCAATTACTGGTAAAGCTTTTTCATATTCTATTTTAAAAGTTTTTAATGTATTGTCTTTAATATATATAGGATCTATTTCTCTACCTATTACATGTTGTTTTCCATTAGAAAGTTTAAATATTGGTTTTTCTGGTGGTTTAGGGCTACTACCATTTTTACCCGTTAATTCATACGTATTAAGAACTAATTCGTATTTTTTTCTGGCAATATCATATTTATTCTTTATTTTCTTAAATTTAGCATATTCTTTATCATCTAAATAAAATTTAATATCTTTTGGCTTAAAAGTAGTTAAATCAATTAATTTAGAATATATAGGATTTCTGATTATTTCTAATTTTTTTTCAAAATTTTCAAAAAAATCTTCTAAAGGGTCTTTTATAGGAAGCAATTTTTTATCTTCATAATTTTCTATTATACCCGAATCAGGATCAAAACATTCACTAATATCTTTGAATATAGTTCTATAATTATTATAAATTTCCATAATATTAATAACCCATTCTTTGCTCAAATTAGATTTATTATATTGAGAATTTAAATAATCTATTATTTTTGTTCCATCACTAAATTTATTATTTTCTAAGAAATCAATAAATAAACAAATTAAATAATTATCTTCTTTTATTTTTTTAATTTTATCAGAATAGTTTAAAATATTCATATAATTTATATCAAAAAATGAATTTCTTAATTTATTGATTAACATATTTAATGTATTAATATTATTATTATTATTATTATACGCAGCTCCATAAAAAGTTTTTATTAATAATACCAATTCATTTTCTACCATATTCGAATTTTCACCAATTAGATTAATATATTGTCTGATAGATATATTATTAATATTAATAAATACTCTGCATACAACATATTCTAATTTATTAAATTTATATACATCATTGATAATATCAATATTTAATTTATATATACATAAATAAAAAAGTATATCTATAGATCCGAATAAAACATAATCTTTGGGTAGAATAGTTTTTATATAATTAAAAGGAACTTTATTTTTTTTTAATATTAAAAAAGCATTATTGTATATTCTATAATATTCCTTATTCAAAGTAAGCATAGGAGTTTTTTTTATGGGATGTATTTTAGAATTATAACACCATAATTCTACATCAGCTACGCTTCTAAATTTATTAGTTCGCGGGGATAACTGATTATTGTTTGTTAAAGATATAAAATTGCTGTTTGGAATATTTGTAAAATCATAATTAGAAAAATTATTCATATTATTTTTAATCCATTTTAAAATTAAGTTATATACACCATTTTTGTTTTCAGTAATAACCTGTAGTTTAGATTTATTAAATAATCCTGGTATTTTATTATCTTTAATATCATACACTTTTATTTTATCAAGCCATTCAATAATCTTTTCCTTATTTTGTGCGTATAATTCATTAAGTTTTTTGTTCATATTTACTTCGCTTTTTGCTAAATTTAAAGATGCCATATATTCTAATATATTCTAATATATTCTAATATATTTTATTTATAACTTTTTTTTATTCTACTTTGCGATGATTTGCAAGACAAAGCTCTACTATATGTTGTTCTGTTTTGTAAAGAAGTCTTTACATTATGTGTTTTAGTATTTGCTTTATTTTTAATCCATTTAAAAATTAAGTTATATACGACATTTTTGTCTTCAGTTTTAATCTGCCTTCTGGTCAATCAAATAATCCTTGTACTTTATCTTTAACATCATACACGTGTTTACCAATCCATTAATTAATCTTTTCATTATTTTGTGCGTATAATTTATCAAGTTTATTGTTCGTTTTTACTTTGTTTTTTGCTAATTTAAGAGATGCCATATTATTATCAATATATTCTAATATATTTTATTTATAACTTTAGTATTTATTTGTTCTACTTCACTATTTCACGATGATTTGCTTGAAGATCTACGTTGTGATGCTTTATTTGATAAATAACTACTATATGGAGTTCTGCTTTGTGAAGAGCTTTGTGAATAATTAGTTATTTTAGTATTTGCTTTATTTGCTTTATTTGCTGTATTTGCTGTATTTGCTTTATTTGCTGTATTTGCTGTATTTGCTTTATTTGCTGCTTTATTTGCTGCTTTATTTGCTGCTTTATTTGCTGCTTTATTTGCTGCTTTATTTGCTGCTTTATTTGCTGTATTTAATAAGATAGAATCATCATTATATATTTTTTTAATTTTTACAATATTTAATATTCTATTTCTTTCATCGTCAAAATATATTAGTCTTGATGAAAAAAAAGTATTTATATTTGTGTTACTATTAGGTTTAGGTAATACAAACCCAAATTTATTTTGCTTTAATACTCTTTTTTCTTTCATAATTCTATATTATATATATAAAATATAAAAATAAAATATATAAAATATATAAAATATATAAAATAAAATATATAAAATATATAAAATATATAAAATATAACAATACATAACTCTAAATCTACATAACTTAAATTAGACTAATATTTACTGGTAGTTATTAAAATCTTTCCAATCTTTATTAATAGTTCTACGATTCTTCAAAGAATAGAGTGTATCTCTATTGCGTGATTGAATAATACGATTTTTAATTTTATATTGAATTTCGTTAACACAATCATTATTAAACTTTTTCTTATTAGACTTATTTAGCAGCATATTTACATCATAATTATCATTATAAGTTTTCATATATTCTTCATTGTTATTGGAGTGTGAAGTAGACGATACGAATAGTTTCATTTTATTAGATGAAAAATAATTTATCTATAAATATCAATTTTTATAAAAAATAAAAAAAAATAGAACATTTTAATATTTTATTAAAATTTAACAAATAATAATAATTATTAGATGCCTCCGCGAAGTCTTAAAACTAAATGCAGAGTTGATTCTTTTTGAATATTATAATCTGCTAATGTTCTTCCGTCTTCTAATTGTTTACCCGCAAAAATTAAACGTTGCTGATCTGGAGGTATTCCTTCTTTATCTTGAATTTTACTTTTAACCATATCAATAGTATCAGATGATTCAACTTCCAATGTTATAGTTTTTCCTGTTAATGTTTTAATAAAAATTTGCATTATCTAATTATATATATTTATATATATTTATATATATTTATATATATATATATATTTATATTTATATTTATATATATATTATTTTATTAATTTGTGTCTATTTAATTCGTTAGGATTCCATGATATATATATCATATTTGTATTTGGTTCAGGAAGAATTTGTATAAAAAATCCATTATTTCTTAAAGAATCAACGACATATTTAATACAATCTTCTATTTTATATAATGGTTTTCCATATATATAATATGGAATTTCATAAAATATATTCATTCCACCTATAATTGCGGTGTTCTTTATTTTTTTATGACATATATTAATTATATTATCAAAAGTGATATATTTAGATAAATCTTTTTTATCTTTTAATGTATATAATTCAGCTAATGATATTTTTGGGGGCATAGTTTTATATTATATATATATATAATTTACAACTCTTTTATTTCATTCTCTTCTAACTCATATTGAGATAATATATAATGTTGTTTATCTTTTATAGATTTTTGATCTATAATTACTTTCTCTTTAAAAAATCCTTCTCTATAAATAGAATTTATTTTATTTTGTTCAATAGCATAATTAAAATATTTTAAATCTGCTATTTTTAGAATATTTAGCTTATCTCTTGCATCATCAGAGCTGATTTTATATGATGACCAATTTAAATATGGATTTAAATTTGGATGGATATTAACAAAAGTAGGATTAACATAAAACTCTGATTTATTATGTTTTATTGTAGCTGGTCTTATTTTATCTTCATAAACTGTTTCTACTTTATTTTCAAAAATTAACATACCATTTATATAAATCCTGCATAAAGCACGATTTTTTGTTAATATATTATTATTATCAGCTACTTCTTTAAAAACGATAGTAACCATAAACCATTTGTTATTAAAAGTTATATCATATACACCAAGCATGTTGATATTTTTATTTTCCCATTTTTCTGTATTAGTTTTAAAGGTACAATTTTGATATGTAGAATTATTTTGATATGAATCAGGTGATAAAATATTATTATAATCTATAGCAATACTTGTTCCATCACGATTTATTCTAACAAGAGGATTTTTTGTTACTAAGTTAATATATTTATTATTATTATTATTTTTCCAGTTGTTATGACAATTATAATTAGTGTCGCTATTATAATAATGTTTGTCACCTTTAAAAAATAACACTATATCCTTCTCAGTTTTTTCGTTGCTTGAAGTTTCTATTAATTTAGAAATTCTATTTTGATCTACATATAACCAAAAATTATAACTATATTCCGCACCTCCTTCTTGATTTATAGAAGGAGATATATCAATATAATATTTGTGCGATTTATTAATAGTATTAAATTTAAGTTCATAATTATTTCCATAATCATAAATTCCGCGTAATATTTCTGTTTCTTTTTTTATATCATTATTTCCTTTAAACATATGGCGAAGTTCTATTAAATATATATTATATGCTACATATCCCATTAATAATAATATTATTAAAGATATTATAATTTGTGTAATAGGGTGATACTCCATTTAAAAATTTTATCTATCTAATTTAAATATGGAAATAAAAAATAAATAAATTTTATATAATGTATATAAATTTATTAGTAGTATACAACAGAATCTTTATTATTTAATTTATATATTGGACTTCTTATTCCATAAGCGGATAAACCAAATGATGATAACCCGCCTTTAATAGGACCAGATACATATTCTTTAAATATATCATTTCTATTTAAATCATAATTAAATATAGTAAATCTGCTTAAGAGACCTGAAAATCCTGGTGGTGAACTGCCTGTTGGACTTTCATATCCGCCTATATATATATGTCCTGTATGTTCTAATTCAAATTTATTTGTATCTAATATTGCATCTAAATAATAAGTATAATCTTTTTTATTCTTATTATCTAATGTTTTTATAAAATTTCCATCTATATAAATTGTTATACTTCCATTACTATTTTGTGCAGGTCCAGAATAGTAGTTATCTTTAAGTACAACACCAACATGAACCCATCTTTGAATTGGTATATATTCAATTTCAACTCCGCATATATATTTTGTCCCTGGAGTACCATAACTTTTTGTCAAAAATGCTCTATCGTCGGAACTTAAATTAACAACGGCATCGGGGTCCGTCGCATTTGTTTCAGTATTACCAAATCTAATTTGAATAGAATTACTATTATTGCTTAATCTTATGCATAATGAAGATTTTTTCATATTATAGTTTGTGATGTCTGCGTTCTTTGGATCAATAATATAAGCTATATTTTTATAACTTTCAGTATTATTTGTTTCTAATATATATATCCAAAAACAATAAGTTCTTTTGTTTCCGTTACCACTTTCAAGTATATCAGTAATAGAAAACTTATTTGGTTTAGTACATAATAAAGGAACTTCTGTTCCCGATAATAACATTCTTTTTTGATATATTACATTGTCAACTATTATATAATATAATATATAACATACTATTCCAGCTAAAACTAAAAGAATTATAATAAAATATATAGAAGTTGAACTATTAGTAACAGTATCCATCATAACTTCTTTCGCATTTTGCATATTAATATTATTCACAGCTCTTGAAACTATTTGGGAACTCGAATTTAATACGTCTGAACCTTTGTTTACAACAGGATTATTTACTATACTATCTTTAGTACTTGATATATATTCTTCTATTGATTTACTTACATTTTCAATCATACTTTTATTTTCTTCGACAGAACCTATATTATTCATATTTATTTTTGATTATCTAATTAAAGGAAATAAATTTTCTATTGCATAAATTAATATGATAATTTTGTATTTGATATAAAGGAAATTTATTACATTTATAATTTTGTTTAATATTTTTTTTTTGTAAAGATAAATATGTTAATATTTTAGTAAATTTTTCTAAATTATGAACAATGCCCTTCTTATATTTTAACAAAGATAAATTATATATACTATAAGTAAATATAGATACACATATTTCGTTATTATTTTTGCACATATAATAATCATATAGACACATTATATCTATAAATTGTTTATAGTATTCAATTTTATTTTTCTGCGATATATTACGATTATTTAATTCAATAATTATATTTTCATGAAATTTTAAAGGAATAGCCCATTGCTCTTTATTTATAATTTTTACTACTTTATTTCTATCAAAAGTATTTAAATATAATATATTTATATCAACATTGTCATCTTGCGTGTCTTCATATAATATTTCATTATTTTTTTTATTGAGATTATTAAATAATTTATTTAAATTACCTTTTGACATATCATATAATTTTGTTATATAATTTTTTGATAACTTTATATTTTCATATTTAATATTTGATAAATAGTTACAAATTTCATTTTTTGAAGGTATTTCTAATTTATATATTTTGCATAATTTCTTTATATCACCTATTTTTTTTATTATTTCTTCATTTGCAATACAAATTATAGGTATATTTTTTATTTTTTTTTCTATTAATATTTTTAAAAGTGTAGCATTTATTGTTTTATCTGCCATATATATACAATCAAAATTATCAATAATTATTACTTTTTTTTTAATATTATTAGTTAATTGTTGTATAAGTGAAGATGTTGTACTTTTAAATATAATATCAGTTAATTCTGTAGAATTGAAACAATTATTATTATTTATATTAATAATATCATAGTTTATTATTGAGCAAATTTTATTGATTGAATATGTTTTACCAATGCATGTTTTGCCTGTTATTATAATACAACTATCTTTTGATATTTTTAAATTATAATTAAAATTTTTTAACCAATTAAATATATCTTTATAGAATATTATATTACCACATAATATATTTAATAAATCGTAATCTTCATCTATAATTTCTTCCATTATTCAATTTATTTCATTAATTCTATAATTTTTATATATTATGTATATATACATTCAATTATTAATGTAAATATAAATAATAATAAAGCTAATATTGGTAATACTAATATTACCGGTATAATAGTGTTTTCATTATCATTATAATATCCAAAATGTTTCATTTCTCCATCAGTATTAAACATTATATCTGGTTTTGTTACAAATATTAGTATAACTATTATTAAATATATAGAAATACTTATAATTTTTCTTGAAATCATTCTTTATCTACTACTTTAATAAGGAAAGAAAAAAATGAATAATAAATTGGTTGTAGTTATAATAATTACTATATCTATATTATTATACATATTATACGTATTTGGCGTATATAATGAATATTTTACAAATTACTTATATGCAACATATAATGAATATTTTACAAATGATGATTATATATATATTAATGATAATATCGATAATATATTAAATGTTGATAATAAAAATTTGTTTTCAATCGAACATACAGATTTAGTAAGAACTATTGATTATATGAAAAAAGATGGTAAAATATCAAATATTCCTAAAATTAATACAAATAAATTTAAATTTTTAATAGATCCGTATATATCAAAATATATATTAAATAATACTATTGAAGTTAGTGGTGTATATAATCAAGGAATATTTGTATGTTTGAGTAATATAAGACCAGGTATAGAAAAATGCATGTGGGATTTTAATGGAAAAATTATTGGATATATTTATATGAGTGATTATTTATTTATTCAAGCAATAATAAAAGCATATAGACAAGATATTACAAAAATAAAATTAAGAAAAATTAAAGTAGGTGATTTAAAATTTATAGAAAAACAATTTGATTATTTATTTACATATGTTGTAATTGGTAGCGAATATATGAATACATTAAAATACTCAAGATATTATATAAATGGGTTAAAAGATTTTGATATATATAGATTAAAATTATTTTATCCTGTAATTGAATATAATTATAATAAAATAAGATATTACTTTAATAAAGATGATGATAATAAAAATTATGATATATTTTTAAGCGATGACTTGGTATTAATACCAATGATGAAATATGATATTATTCAAAATATTCAAACAATAGAAAAATTTATAACAAGATTAGAATTGCCAAAAGATTATTTGCAACATACCAAAAGTAATATAGAAAATATAGAAAATATAGAAAATACAATTAATCCATTAAATAAAGATGTATATGCATGTTATGGTAATAACAATATTACAAATAAGTTTGAATGTGATTCGCATTATACTAAAGAAGGAATTGAAAAAAATTATTATAGTATATGGGATAAAAAATGTTCATCTGATAATGAATGTCCTTATTACAAATCTAATAAAAAATATAATAATAATAGGGGTGGATGTGTTAATGGATATTGTGAAATGCCTATAGGTGTTAAAAGAATTGGATTTACTAAATATAGTGATATAGAATATAATAAACCTTTTTGTTACGAATGTTCAGATACTACTGATTTAGAATGCTGTGCACAAATAGCAAATAAAAACAAATTAACAAATAATAATAATGATTATGTGTTTGAGAATGATACAGAATATAGAAAAAAATATAATTTAAATATTTTAATATCTGTTTTAGATTATAGAAATATATAGAAATATATAGAAATATATAGAAATATAATAGTTAAAAAAAAATATTTTACTATTCGTGGAATATTTATTATTTATAAGGGATATATGATATTATTATGTTGGTATTATTTATATTTATAATAATAATAAATTTATATATATATATATAATTAATATATGATAAGAAAAATAAATACAATAATTTCCTTATTAGATTATAGAAGCGTATAATATGAATATAAATTATAGTAATATAATATTATTATATAATTTAGCAATAATAATATTAATTTGTATAATATTTATTATTGTAATTAAACGATATTTAAGTAATACATATGATAAAATAGAGAATTTTAATATGAAAGATAGTACTATAAATTATAATAATAATTTCAAATATATTCCATCTAATGCTAGAATTATGTATGAAAATTCTGGGATATATCCATGGAACAGGCATATAATAAATTCAAGCATTCCGTATGATGTTAATGTTAAAAAAGAAGCGGTGAATGTATATTATTATGAATTTGATAATAATACTTATAATGAAAAATTAAAGGATGTATTTAAAAATAATTGTAAGGATTTAATAATAGCTATCGAAGGAAACAAGTGGTCTAAATGGAAAAATCCAAAAAGTGAAAAAGATAAAGATAAAATTAAATTATTATTAAACTATTATAATAGTATATATATATATATATATGAAAAATTGAATAATAATAGCATAATGGATTTGCCAGGAAAAGATGTTAAACAAAAAATACAAATAGTTCATGACTTAATGCTAAGATATAGAAATAATGTTGATTATCCTGAATATTATATGTTTGATATTGATTTAATATTATATAGAGCAGGTAAATTTCAAGGTAAGCATGTTAAAGCTATAGCTATAACAAATGGTTCTATAATAAATGTAATATTAATAAAGATAATAGGCGTAATATCAGAAGATAATATAGTTTTACACCCTTTTAAAGGATATGATATCAATAACAATAATAATTTTGTTCAATATGTTCCTATGAAATATGGTGCAATAGAAAATGAAAGAACTATGAGTTCTAAATACACATTTTATATTAGCGATACTTATCTTGATAAAGAATTAGAAAATATAATTTTTAAAAAAATATTAGAAGAGAATATACCTGAAGATATAGATATAAGTAATATTAATTACGAACCAACAAAAGAAGAACTTGCAAAAAGTAAGAAAAAAAGATGTTTATTATAATAGTATATTTAGTAATATACATATACGCGCGGATATGCATATATTTTATTATATCGATAAGGTGTTGTAATATATGTTATATTAGTATCTATAACCTTAGATTTTTTTTTATTATATTCTTTTATATTAGTATTAAAAATATATTCGTAAACATATTTTACAATACTTTTCATTTATCTATACCATATAATATAATTATTTATTTATATATTTATAATATTTATATAATATATTTATAATTAATAGAAAAGATATGGATGATATGGATATTGAAAAATCATTAAAAATTATTCAAGCAACTATTAGGCGTAGAATATCATCTATTAGAGCGAATAGTAGTAAATCATCATCTATTAGAACGAATAGTACATCATCTATTAGAAAGAATAGTTCATCATCTATGAGAACATCAAAAAATGTTTTTATAAGTGAAACTATAGATGATAATAGTAATTTTAAAAATGCACTTAAAATATCTAAATTTTTAAAAAGTAAATTAATTATTGATAAATATACACTTGAAAATAGAGTACGATTTTTAAACTATATTATAAATAAATTAAAAGATATTAGAAATGATGATTGTTTAGAAAAAAAACAATTTGCGAATAGTTATGGATATACTATTAGAAATATAATTAATTTAGAAAAATTAATTAGTACAGATAATTTTAACGGATATATATATAAAACATCTGTAATAAAAACATTTGGCGTATTTCCAATAGCAACAAAAGTTATGAAAATTACAAAAGATAATTTATTTGAGATAAGTTTAATGAATAAAATTACTAAAGAAATAATTCAAAAAAAATTATCAAAACATTTTTTAATAATATATAGAAGTTGTATATGTAATAAAAGTGATGTTAGTGAAAAATCAAGTTTAATTTCTGTAAACGAAATTGCTAATGGAGATTTAGCTTCTTTATTAAATAACCCTGATATAATGTCAAATAATAAACTATTATATAATATATTATTTCAGACATTAATATCTATAGGAACATTTCATAATATATTATCTCTAATTCATAATGATTGTCATAGCGGTAATTTTTTATGGCATTATAATAATGAAAAAGGATATTATCATTATATTTTTAATGAAAAAAATATATATTTAAAAGCATGTAAATATAATGTTATGATTTATGATTTTGGATTAGTTGAAAAAATAAATAATCATAATACTCTTAAAATTATTAAAGATTATTGTGAAATAATACCAGCATTTTTAAATGAAAATGATTATTCACCAAATATGGATTTTGCTTTAGAAATGAATAATATCTTAACATTATTAACAAATAAATTTAAAAAATGTAAAGAAGATAATTCTAATATAAATGGGATAGATATATTTAATTTATTAATTGAAAACGTATTTAAAAAAAAAGCAGGAAATATCTTTAAATATAAATTATCTAAATCTATGAAAATTATAAATAAAACTCCTTACTATGTAAATATATAAATAATATTTTATAATATATATTAGATATGAAATTATTAAAACGTTATATAGAATTAGCAGAAAGTGATAAGAAATATAGTATAATTGGAATAATATTTGGTTGTGCTGGTTCATATTATGGAGTATACGCGAATGAACATATGGGCAAAATAATGTTAGGAGATTTTTCTAAAGAAAGATTAGTACTTTTATTATATGCAAATATTTTTGCAATGATAGCATGTTCATTAAGAGGAGCATGTTTTACATATTCAGGTAATAGTATGAATATAAGATTGCGAAAAATTATATATGATAAATTAATAAATCAACATCCTTGTTTTTATGAAAAAACCCCTGTTAATAAATTATTAGAATATATAAATAACGATGTTAGAATAGTTTCAGAACGCATTTCTTTAAATTTTAATGTTATATCAAGATCTGCTGTTCATATAATAGCTACTTTGTGGATGCTTAATAAAATATCCTGGAAATTAACTATTATAGTTTGCTTATTAATTCCTATTAATATAGGAATTTCTAAATTATACGAAAGTTCTAATAAAATAATAATGAAAGGATATGAAGAATTAAATAAAAACACAAATACACATATTCACGAGAGTATATCTCATATTTCAATTATAAAAACATATGCGGCTGAAGATATTTCAAATGATAAACATAACAAATTTAGTAATATTCAATTAAAATATATTTTTAAAGAGACAATATTATATGGTCTAAATTTATTGTTAATTAGCAATATTCCTACATTTACAACTATTGGAATAATTATCGCCGCAAAATATTTAAAGAATACAGATGGTTTAATATCATTTATTATACACAACCAGAGTTTATATGAAAATGTTGTAGCAGTTATACAATATAATAATGAATTTATAAAATGTAAAGAGCCATATAAAAGAATAACAGATATTCTTGATAAAAATAATATAAATCAAAAAGGATATTATATACCTCTTAATAATAATATTGAAGGGAAAATAGAATTTAAAAATGTATATTTTAAATATGAAAAAGCAGAAAATAATTTAATAGAAAATTTTAATTTTAAAATTAATCCAGGAGAAAAAATTGCTATAATTGGTAATTCAGGGTCTGGAAAAAGTACTATAATAAAATGTCTAATTAATATTTTATCAATTCAAAAAGGTAATATTTATATTGATGATATTGAATTTAATACATATAATAATAAATGGTTAAAACAAAAAATAGGATATGTAGCACAAGATAGTATATTATTTAGCGATACAATAGCAAATAATATAGCTTATGGAATGGAAAATATTAAAGAAGAAGACATAATAAATGCTGCTATTAAAGCGAATGCTCACGAGTTTATATTAAAATTGCCAAATAAATACAATACTATTTTAGAAGGTACAGAACTAAGTTCATTATCAGGAGGACAAAAACAAAGAATTTCAATAGCACGTGCCTTAATAAGAAATCCAAATATATTAATTTTTGATGAAGCAACGTCAGCGTTAGATCCTGTATGTGAAGAAATGGTTCAAAATACTATTAGAGATTGTTCTAATGAAAAGAATATTACAATGATTATAATAGCTCACAGACATTCGGCATTAGAAATAGCAGATAAAATATATAGAATTGATAATTCTATTATTACGGATGTAACTAATGAAATAAGAAAGAAATAATATTTGATAATTATTTCTTTTGTTTATATATTATATTAATATATTATATTAGTATATTATATTAGTATATTATAATGAATATTTATTTTATTAATGATATACACTATAATAATAATATAATAAATGTATCTTCAAATAATAATAGTGATATATTTATTAAAAATCATTTAGATATAATAAATGTATCTTCTAAAATTAAAATAATAATTAAGTATAATAATAATTTTAAAAAAAATATAATATTTAACTTAGAAAAATTAAATTCTAAATATTTAGAAGCATTTATTTATAGAATTATACAAGGATTTTATACGTTTGATAAATATAAACAAAATATAAAACCTCTACAAAATATATATTTTTATGTTCCAAAATTATCAAATGAAAATAAAAAAAACCTAATGGCAATTATATATGGTTCTAATATTACAAGAGATTTAATAAACGAACCATCAAATATATCAACCCCGGATAAATTTTCGAAATATTCAATAAAATTTTTTAAAAATATTGAAAATGTTAAAATAAAAGTATATAATGATACTGATATAAAAAAGATAGGACTGAATTTAATAAGTGCCGTAGGTAGTTCTTCTCTAAATAAACCGCGATTTATGATTATAGACTATTCACCGCCTAATTATAAGAATAAAGTTTGTTTAATTGGTAAAGGTGTAACTATAGATACAGGAGGTTATTCTCTTAAATCTTCTAAAGGTATGAATAATATGTATATGGATAAAGAAGGAGCATCTATAAGTATTAATATTGTATATATATTATCTAAACTAAAATATAAAAATAGAATAATATGTATTTGTCCACTTGTAGAAAATATAGTATCTAATTCTTCTATAAAGCCTAATGATATTATTAAAGCATATAATGGACAAAATGTTGAAATAGTAAACACAGATGCCGAAGGAAGATTAATATTAGCTGACTCTTTAACATATGCTTGCAATAAATATAATCCTGATTATATATTTGATTTTGCAACATTGACAGGATGGTCAGAAAGAATAAATTGTCATAGCAGTTTTACATATTTTACAACAAATGAAAAAATATCAAATAAAATAATTGAATATGGAGAAAAATATGGTGAAAAAAATATAAGAATACCTGCTTGGCTTGAATATATGTCATATATAAAATCAAGAATAGCAGATGTTAAAAATCATGGATACGAATGTAAAAATAGTGAAGGTCTTATGTCAAGTTTATTTTTAATGAATTTTATTCCACAAAAATACAGAAATAATTGGTGTCATTTTGATATTAGATTATCAAATTACAATAATGATGTTAATATAGCAGATGGTTTTGCTACATATTTATCAATAATTAAATATTTATAATTGTTTCTTATTTTTTTTATTAATTAACAATGATGGAACTTTTACTTCTTTATTTACATTATCTGTAATATTTACATTATCTGTAATATTTACATTATCTGTAATATTTACATTATCTGTAGTTTTTTCTTTTTCAACAATATTATTATTAACTTCTTTTTCTACAATAATTACATTATTATCTTCTTTATTTTTTTTATCTATTTTTACTTTATTCCATTCTTCAGAAATTTTTTTAAATCGTTCTTTACTTGAAAGATTAGGAAAATTGTTTTTGAAAACGATTTGTTGTTCTTTCATAAATTCTTGATAAGCAGAAAGTGAATATTTTTGCTTTTGTTCATCTATATTATTTATTGATACTTTTTTAGTTTTTATATCAATCTTAGCTTCTTTAATTGCTTCTTTGATATAATTTAAAATTTCTTTATCATTAAATCTATCAGGCATATTTGCAATTTTTTCCTTAACAATAGTGGAAATAGTTTTGTGCGAAGTCATTTTTTGAATATATATAATTAAATGGGATATAATCAATTTTTATTTTTTTATTACAATAATATAAATAATGAACTTTACTACTATGACATTTGAAAATTTAAAATTTGCTCATGAAAATCAAAAATATAATATTTCACATATAGATGAAGAATATGATGATTTTTATAATATTATGAGTAATTTTATGGATTTTTCTAATTCATTAAATGGTTTTTCGGATAGTTTTAGTGCAAAAAATATATCTAAAACAAGTTTATTAAAAACATATGATAAAGCGAAGAATATATACTATACATATGCTGTAGATGAAAGTGAAAAAATAAGAAAAATAAAGGATTTTTTTAATGAATTAAATAATATAAATATAGCAACATATAAGAATAATGCTATTAGACCGATTTTATAACAACTTATAATATAATATATATTAGAATAAATACATGATTGAAAATTTTGAATTACTAATAGTAACAATTATTATTTTGATATTAATGTTTGTTGGATTTTTGCCATTAATATATTTAAAATTTTGTAAAGATTTAAATAATAATGTTGAATTATATAACACCATTTGTAACAACGATATGAATGTAAATATTCCTCCAGATAAACAAATTAAACATACTTATATGTGGAATATAGCTAATTTCTTATTTGAATATGATAAATTAGAAAGATATTTCTATTTTGCGGATGACAAGCAACATGATAAAAGTAAGAAAAAACTTAATTATTCATATAGTATTATTAATGGACAATTCAATATAATGAAAATCTATAATGAATATCTGCATTACAATATACCTTTATTCATTATTTTATGGATAATATTTTTATTAAATATATATAATATAATTAATCATAATAATTATGATATAAATGAAAATGATAAATATTATTTATATTCTACATTATTTTCATTCTTAAATATTGCTATATTTACAATAATTTTTTCTTTAATTTTAAAGAAAATAACAGAAATTTACAAAGATACTAACTTATATGATTATATAATGTTGCTAAAAGAATTAGATATAATAATTAAGCAAAACAATAGTGCGAATAATGTAATTATTGATATTATAAAACAACATTCAGGAGATAACATTAAATCTGTAGGTGAATTATCTTTGAATACAAAATTTATTAAAAAGTTAATAAATTATAAAAAAGAAGATACATTATATAATAATAGTAAAAATTATAAATTAAAATTAGAAAATTTAGATAAATTAGAGGATTATAATGGTGAAACCAATATTGATAAAATAAATGAAAAGATTGATAGTATTACTAAATTAATACCTGCTTATATAATATTATTTTTTATGTCTATATATATATTATCAAAATGTTTAAAATCTAACTTTACTACTATATCATTTATAATTATTTTAATTTACGCTTTTTTAATTTTTATATATATTATTAAAAAGCATTTAGAATAATTTTAATATTCTTTTTTTCTTTATAATGTATAAGTACATTATATTTATAAATGAATACAATATTATTTATAATGTTTGTTATGATGATAATAATATATATAAATGAACTAAAAAATATTTCATTATCTTTATTTAAAATTTATTATATTATAAATGTTTCTGATATTAATATTAAAAAATATTGTAACGATATTTATTGCGAAGCCGAAACAGCAAGATTTAAATTAGCGGATAATAATTATAATTTAATATCTTCAAACGATATTTTCAATACTAAAACATATTATTATTTTATTATGATATTAATTATATTAATATATTTAAATCTATTTTACAATTTAATAGAATATAATAATATATTTTATCCATTAATCAATAATATAGATGGTAATATAATTGTTAATATTATACGTTTTATACCATATTTATTAGTATTATTTATATTTACAGCTGTATTATTTATAATAATATTAAGATATGTTCCATCAGATAAAACAGGCTATATTAATTATTTTAATTTTAATAATTCATATATAAAAATTATGAGTTCGGAGAGAGAGATTAATAGTTTAAATATTAATAGCATATATTTATATGTAATATTACCAATTATATCACTTGGATTGATATATATAATACTATTACTATATATTCAATCTTCAGATATATTACATAATCCAGAAGAAAATAATGAACCAGAAGAAAATAATGAAAAAATTGCTAATAAATATAAATTTTTATGTATTGGGTATATTATAATAATTATTATGTTCTCATATTTAATTTTAAATATAATAAATATTATATTATCATTTGCTGAAAATAATTATCCTAAACTTAATGATGATGTAATTAATGTCATCTTTAATAATTTAGATAATAAAATCAAAATATTATCGGCAAAATATAATGCACGAGATATTGTTAAGGAATGTTATGAAAAGAACCCTGTTGAATCTGAATTCACAGATGCCAACAACCTAATTTATGATACTGAAAATACTGAATATAAATATGGTTCAGCAGATAATAAAACTCGTATACCTAAGTTAAAAATAATTAAATTATTTCCTAAGGATAATACGGAGTTTAATCATTATAAAAATAAAATAGTTATAAATAATGAGCGTATAACAGGAGGCAATAATGACCCTGATCCTAATATTATATTAAATAATTTAACTTTAGGAGAATTTAAAACAGGACTTGCAGACGATTTTTTTAAAAAAATAACAATTCCACAAGATGAACATAAAAAAAAAACATTATTAAAAATAATAATTTGTTTCATTATAAATGAACTTAAGTATTTTTATAAAAATTTGTCTGATATAAATAATGATATAACTAACGAAAGAAAATATGAATATTATACTACACATCTTAATTTGCTTGCGATTGCCGATGAAACAAATAAGATTATAATTAGTATACAAGTTATTACATCTAAAGAATTAGATAAACTTAAAGAAAATATTAATTCGTATAATTTTTATCCTGAAATTCCTGAAAAAGAGCAAAGCGATGATGATAAGCATATTTTTGGAAAAAAATATGACCCATTTAGTACTTATGATGAAAGTATAAATAATTATTCAGCAGATTTTTCTTATAATAGCGAAAATACATTTTATGAAAAGTATTTTAATGTTTTACAAAATTCAGAAATATCAGGATATTATGATTTAGAATATAATATAGGTCCCTATTATATTAAAAATATAAAAACACTAATATATTATATTTTAGCAATATTTGGTGTAGGAATATTATGTATAATATTTTTCTACATATCTAATGACAAAATTATATATATATATACATATGAAATTATATTGCCAATTATATTATTATTGTTATTTATTATATACATATTAATATTTATTAATTTTAATACGGATTATAATTCAAATGTTATTTATGGAGTATTAAATAGTTCTTATAAACGTGATTTAAATGATATGAATAATATGATTATACCTATTATAGATAAATCAGTGAATAAGGAGCCTTATAATAATAAAGAAACAGGTAGATATTTAGAATTATACATAATAACGAATGTATTTATGTCTTTAATATATTATAGCAATTTGCCTCTTGATAAAACGTATGATGTAGTATTAACAGAAGAGAATAAAAATAGATTAAATAGTAAAGAGTACGATTACATTAATTTCGGTAATGATTATCGCGAATTAGGAAAATTAATTTATGATAAATATTATGATAAAAAAACAAAAAAAATAATTAATGAGAAAGATACTGAATTTTATAATTTTATTGATAAAACATTTAATAGTAGTAAAGTAAATTGTAATTATTTTATTAATAATCCTGTAGATAAAGATGCACAATCTAATTTAGAACAATTTATTATCAAATTTATTAATAATGATTATAAGAAAAGATTAATTTATAAAATAAAAAAATTAATAACATTTTTTAAACAAAATGATATTAAGAATAAAATAATGGATGATAAAACAAACAAATTTTTTAAAGATAATGTATTTTTCTATAATAATTCTGATGCTGAGGGTAAGGTATTATTGAATAAATTTATTTTAAAAAAGAGTTTTTTTGATAATTTAAATGATACAACATATACTTTTATATTTGGCGATTATACTACAGAAGAAAAAAAAGATTATATTAATGATATAGTAGACAATTATTTTAATATATTATTACATTATTTTTTTAATAAAAACATATTAATACTAAATAAAAAAGGGATTGCAGACGCTTTAAAAAAAAATGAAAATAGTATATGTACATCTGATGATACTAAATATCTTGAAAACCATATAAATAATTTTAGAAACCTTAGATTGTTTATATTATTATTATTCCAAAAACCAACCATAATGACGACAACTATAAACATTGATATGGACGATACATTTAAAAATATATATATCGAGCCTGAAAAAATACAACTTATTATAAATAATTTAAATACACCAGGACAAGATCCTATGAAACTTAATGTAATGTATGATAAATTGATAGAAAATGCACAAAAGGAAAAGGGTAATAATTCAATAATGAATAGAATTAAAAATATATATTATCAAATTAATAAAAAAAAAATACATTATGATCCTCCATATATAGATAATAAGAATATAAAAGAATATAAAAAAATAAATTCTGATATTCCAGAAATTATAAAAAATAAGGCTGATAATGTAATAAGCTATGAATTATTTATAACATATTTTATAAATTTAATAATAATTATTATAATTTTTAATATAGCTATAATAAATAATAATAATAAAATATTATAATACATTAAATAAGATTATATTGTTATGACTGATAAATTATTAAAAGAAGATGAAGATGCTCGATATCAATATATTTTAGGAACATTTATGGATATTGATAGGATGAAGAATTATCAAGAATATCCAAAATATTATGAAGAAAATGAAACAGAAGCAAAATTTATTAAAAATTTGAAGGATGTATTTATAATGATGTGGATTAATATTATATTTATAATTACGTTTATACAATTTTATTTAGTACAAAATGAAAAAATATTAAATTATTTAAACAAAGAATTTATAGAAAATAATATAATTTTTCATGATATAAATTATATTATTAAAGATATACGTTCTATTATTGATAATAATAAAAGTATATTTAATATTAATTATATATATATATATTATTATAATATATATTATTATTATTATAATATTAAATTACTTTATTTAAAATATTTAATTCGATTTAGTGAAATTAAAACTTTAAAGGTTAATTCATGGGAGGAGGGGACATTCTTAATCTTTGATTTTGCTGTTAAATTAATAATAGGAATATTAATATTACAATTTCTATTAATAAATAATATTTAAGGAGATATTATATTTTATTTATTATATGGAAAGTGAATTTTTATTAAATATTAAAACTATACAAGCATCAACATTTAAACAGGTAATAGACGCCCTTAAAGAAATATTAATGGATGTTAATTTAGAAATAGATGATACAGGTATAAAAATAGTTGCTATGGATAATACTCATATTGTTCTTATACATCTTAAATTAGAAGCAGAAAAATTTGAAATATATGAATGTGCTAAAAAAACTTATGTTGGTATTAATATGCTTCGGCTTCATGCTTTAATTAAAACAATAACAAATAATGATATATTATCATTATATATTAGAAAAGATGATCCTAATCACTTAGGTATTACTATTGAAAATAATGATAAAAATTATAAAACTAATTATAAATTATCTGTTTTAGATATAGATGTTTTAAATTTAGATATACCGCCAGTAGATTTTCATACTATTATAAATATGCCATCAAATTATCTCCAGAAGATTATTCGTGATATGAATAATCTTGCTGAATTTATTGAATTTAGAAATATAGGAGATAAGTTAATTTTAAGTTGTAAAGGAGATTTTTGCAATCAGGAAACTATACTTGGAGCTGAAAAATCACAAACTATTACTATAAAAAAAAATAGCACAGATGAAGAACAGGAAATTATACAAGGTATTTTTAGTCTAAAATACTTATCTATATTTACAAAATGTACTAATTTATCTAATAATGTAGAATTATATCTTAAAAATAATTATCCTATTATTCTAAGATATACTATAGCATCTCTTGGAGAAATAAAATTATGTTTATCGCAACAAGATATATCACAATAAATATAATAAATAGTAATATCACAAATAATAATTTGTGTAATAAAAATTAATTTTTTTTTAACTTAGGATACAAAATATATTTATAATATATATCTTGTAATTTATAAAGAGTATTTCTTAATACTATTAAAATTTCTTCTAAACAATTGAAATAATTATTTGAAAATATGAATTCACAATCATAAACAATATAATTAATTTGTTTATTTATTTCAAAAAATATATTTCCAAATTTATCCATAGTATATTATATAAATTATATAAGTTCTTTAAGTAATTGTAAATAATTAAAAATCGGCTTCAAGAGAAAATTCACGTATTTTAGAATGTTCTTGTTTTCCTCCTACGTTAGCTTTGCTGTATTGTGATACACGACTTTCAAAGAAATTTGATTTACTCTCTATTGAAATTCTATCCATAAATGGAAATGGATTATTTGAGTTCCATATTTTGTCATAATTAAGTTGCGTTAGTAATCTATCCGCAACAAATTCAATATATATAGACATTAGATCTGCGTTCATACCTAACATAGAACATGGGATACTTTCTATAATAAAATTTTTTTCTACTTCTACAGCTTCTTTAACTATTTGATGAACTATTTCTTGAGATAATCTATTAACTATTTTAGAATATAAGAGAACCGCAAATTCAACATGCATACCTTCATCGCGACTAATTAATTCATTTGAAAATGATAATCCTGGCATTAAACCACGCTCTTTAAGCCAAAAAATACTACAGAAAGCACCACTAAAAAATACACCTTCGACTAAAGCAAATGCAAGTAATCTTTGTGAAAATGGCGCGTTTGTATCGTTAATCCATTTAAAACACCATTCAGCTTTTTTTTTAATACAAGGCATATAATTAATAGCATTTAGAGCTTCTTCTTTATCTTTTGATTCTTTAAAATATGTATCAATTAAAAGAGAATATGTTTCTGAATGAATATTTTCAATTGACATTTGAAAACTATAGAAAAACTTAGCTTCAAGTATTTGTACATCATTTAAAAACCTTTCTCCTAAATTAATATTAACAATAGTATCACTTGAACTAAAAAATGCTAAGATTTGTTTAATAAAGAACTTTTCATTATTATTTAATTTATTAAAATCTGCTATGTCTTTTGATAAATCAAGCTCTTCAGGTGTCCAAAATACACTAACAGATTTTTTATACATTTCCCACATATCATAATGTTCAATTGGAAAAATTGTCAATCTATCAGAAGATATTAATAATGGTTCATTATTTGACATACTATGTACTATTATAATAATATATATTTATATAATAATATAATAATATAATAATATAATAATATAATAATATAATAATATTCTATCCTGTGGAATGCGCGCGTAAATGTTTTGCAAGGAAATACCGAAAGAAAAATATGAAAATATATTTAAGGGTGCTTATGAAAGACCAGAGAAATATGTTTCAAAATCGTTTAGAGTAGAATATGTTTTATATATATTTTTTTATAATTTTAAAAATTGTTACGATGAACATAACATACAACTATCACCATTGCTTTCAGCACATTTCATTTTTTTTTTAGCAAATTCAGGATCTATAGTAAATTGCTGAGTTTTTGCTTTTGGCTTTGTTCTCAAATAATAAGATCCTGTTTTAAGCCCTTTTGAGTGTCCGTAAAAATGCATTGACGATAATTTTTGAAAATCAGGATCTTCAAGAAATATATTTAAACTTTGTGTTTGACAAATATATTTTCCTCTTTCAGCAGACATATCAATAATAGAACGCTGTTTAATTTCCCATGATGTTTTATATAACTCCTTTGTACCCGCATCAATACTTGGTATATTTTGAATACTTCCTTCATGTAGAATAATGGTATCGCGCATTTCTTTATTCCATAATCCCATATCTATTAAATCTTTAATTAAATACTTATTTATAACAATAAATTCTCCGCTTAATGTTTTTCTCTGAAAAATATTATTTGTAATTGGTTCAAAACTTTCGTTAAATCCCATAATTTGCGATGTAGATGCTGTAGGCATAGGTGATACTAATAAGCTATTGCGTATTCCATATTCTTTAATATCATTTCTTAAACTTTCCCAGTCATATCTATCACTTGGTTTCTCATCCCACAAATCAAATTGAAATAAGCCTTGTGATATAGGGCTACCTTCAAATGTACTATAAGCACCACTATATTTACTATTAATATTTTTCTTTTCATATTCATTGATATAATTGTTGATATCTTCATCAATTTCCTTAGCTAATATTTTATTAATAATATTAAATCTTTTTTTTGATAATTCCATTGATGCTTCTACAGCCCCATGATATATTGTTTCAAATATATAGTTATTAATATTTGCTGCTTCTTTAGATTCAAAAGGATGTTTGAGTATCATAAAAACATCTGCAAGACCTTGTACTCCAATTCCAATAGGTCTATTCTTAAAATTAGAAACGCGTCCTTTATCAGTTGGATAAAAATTTTTATCAATAACTTTATTCAAATTTTTAGTGATTACTTTTACAACTTCATGTAATTTGTTATAATTAAAAACACCATCTTCAATATATGATGGAAGACAAATCGAAGCTAAATTACATACCCCTGTTTCTTCAGGAGAAGAATATATTAGTACCTCAGCACACAAATTACTTGATTTAATAGTTCCTAAATTTTTTTGATTACTCTTTCTATTTGCTGCATCTTTATATAAAATATAAGGAACACCTTGTTCTATTTGTGCTTCTAAAATTTTAAACCATAAGTCCTGAGCATTAATTTGCTTATTATACTTTGCTTCACTTTCATACTTTTCATAAAGTTTGTTAAATTCATCTCCGTATACATCACTTAATCCAGGGCATTTATCAGGACACATTAAAGACCATATTTTATTATTTTTAACTCTTTCCATAAATAAATCAGAAACCCACAATGCCATAAATAAATCACGACATCTTTCTTCTTCACTTCCATGATTTTTTTTTAATTCTAAAAATGCTTCGATATCACAATGCCAAGTTTCAAGATATACTGCTATACTTCCTAATCTTTTTCCTGCTTGGTCTACATATCTTGCTGTACTATTAATTACTCTTAACATTGGTATAATACCATTTGATATACCATTTGTACCGCGGATATAACTACCTTTTCCTCTTACTTGATGAATATGAACTCCTATACCTCCAGCATATTTAGAAATTAATGCCATTTCTTTTAGTGAATCGTAAATTCCGGATATACTATCATCATTAATTGAACATAAAAAACAACTACTTAATTGTGGTCTTTTAGTTCCTGAATTAAATAATGTAGGAGTAGCATGAGTAAAATATTTCTTGCTTAATAAATCGTATGTTTGCAGAACTTCTTTAATATCGTTTCCATGTATTCCAATTGCCACTCTCATCCACATATGTTGAGGTCTTTCAATAATTTTTTTATCTACTTTAATTAAATAGGCACGTTCTAATGTTTTAAATCCAAAATAATCAAACAAATAATCACGTTGATAATCGATATATATATTTAATTTTTCTTTATTTTTAGAAACAATATTATATAGTTCATCAGAAACTAATGGATAACTATTGTTATGTATATCTGTGTTATTATATAATGTGATAACAGTCTCAGAAAAAGACGGAGATGTATTTTTATGATGATTTGAAATAATAATACGAGAAGCTAGTATATTATATTCTGGATTATTTAAAGACATGCTACTACATAAATAAGCAGCCATTTCATCTAATTCGCATGTTTTTACACCATCATATATTCTTGCACAAACTTTTTGTGCAAGTTCTGATACGTTTATAGTCAAATCATTTGATAAATTTTTAAGACGCATAAGAACTTTATCAAAACTAACATCCTCAAACTCTCTGTTTCTTTTAATTACCTTCATAATTATATTATTAACTTAATTAATCTATATATATATTTTTGAGTACATAATTTTATTTTTCCTAAAATTTTTAAAAGTTTTTTAAATTTATTTATATTTTTTAATTATGTACTCAAAAATATATAATTATTATTTGTGAAAAATTGATTATATATATACTTATATAATAAGTATATATTAGTATATATATATAAAATATCGATGAATAACAAGATAATTGCTAATATTAATCAACTATTTCATAATAAAGGCATAACACAAGATAAAAGATTTGATATATTTTTTGATATATTAAAAAAAAATATATCAAATAATGATAATAATATTACAGACGACTTTGAAAAAAATATAATAAGAGAAATTAGAAAGTTAGATTTTGATAATAATGAAATATTACAGCAATGTTTTATGGAATTGTGTAGTAATTTTACAAAATATAAGTTAGATCAGTTTTATTCACCAATTACAATTGCGTCTTTTATAAATAATTTAATGATAAATGATGAAAATAATATAGCAATCGAACCAGCATGTGGTACAGGTGATTTGATTCTACAATACAAATCTAATAAATACTTATGGGATATTGATAGTAATGTTATTAAACTTTGTGAATTTAATTATTTATTATCAAAAAATATTAAATATAATATTGAATGTAAAAATTCATTGAAAGATTTTGAAGAATATGTATCAACCGCTACGTACGTTGTAATAAATCCACCATTTGGTTCAAATACAACAACTGATGATATTGATATATTAAATAAATATGAATTAGGAATTGGGAAAAAAAAACAAGAATTAGGAATATTATTTATCGAATTAGGAATGAAATTATTAAAAGATAATGGTATATTATTTATAATTTTACCTGCTGGATATCTTGGTAATAAAAATAAATTTTGTTGTGAAATGAGAAAATTTATTATGAAATATAGAATTATAGCATCTATTCAACTTCCAAAGAATACTTTTAAAAGATCGGGTACAGGTGTTAATACATATTTATTAATTATACAAAAAACAATTATGGCAAAACCATATGAAATATTTATAAGCGATGTTAAAAATATAGGATATGATCTTTCAAAAAAAACGACTCCTTATAAATATAAAATTAATAATGAATCAGGAGAATTCATTAAATCAAATGGTATTAAAATATTAGATAATGATTTTGAAGATTTATATAACCAAATATCTTATTTCTGTACTAAAAACAATATTAAAAATATTAATACTAATAATAATAATACTGAATATGAATTTATAATGTCAAATAAATTAGATTGTGGAATTTTAGATATTAAAAGATATACAAATAGATATTTATCAACTCTGCAAGAATTAAACACTATTAATAATAAAAAATTAAAGGATCTTTGTAAAATTAACAATAAACTTGATAAGATTGAGAAAAATAAAAAATATAAATATATTGATATTGGTGAGATTAATACACCATTCTACAGTTATAGAGAATTATATGGTTTTGAACTTCCTTCGAGAGCTAAATATTTAGTTAATAAGAATGATATACTCATTTCAAAATTAGAAGGAAAAATATCATACACTTTAATATGTCACGATATAGATAATTTAATTGTTACAAATGGAGTATCTATTATACGTCCAAATGATGACACATCATTATACATTATATTTAATAACATAATTAGAGATCATTTTAAAATCCAACATTATTCTCTTACAACAGGAAGTATAATGGCGACATTATCCGACACTGATTTATTAAATACTATTTTAGATTGTGATGAAACAAATACAGAAATTACAAAAAAAATTATAGACACAATATACTTCTTCACACATAATTATTAGACAATCATAGAATATAATATTATTCGATATATTTATATACAATGTAGCACACTTTCTAATTTATTTTTATGTTTTTCAAGAAGGTCTTTATTATTAGATAATAATCTAATAACTTGTAGTATTCTTTGTTCTTCACTATATCCACCTTGTTCACGATTACAATCACAATGACCTATATAAATATTTCCTTTTTTAGTTCCAATTAAAGGATCGATATGGCAGAAATTTATAGAATGAACAGATGAACAATATTTTTGGTTAATAGTTTCCATATTTATTAGCTCATTACACCATCTACATTTATGTGTATTTTTATTTATTTTAAGATTAAGAAAATTTTTAATATTATCAGGGCATTCAGGAGCTCCTAAGGAATTAAACAATTGTTCTAATAATTCTTTAAAAATAATATTTTGTTCGCTTGGTAAAGCAAAATCTTCATATGTTATACCAATAGGTGCTGGAAAACTCTCGCATTTACTAAAGTCCTCGTGTGAATATTCTTTATAAATCGGAGGAGAATGCCTCGACGATCTATTAAATACCGGATCTCCAATTTTTTCCAACTTTGTCAAAACCTTATCTCCCAATTTGTATTTTTTATAATTAGTCATGTTTATACAATCTGTACTTCCCTTAGAATAATAAGCATCCTGATAAGCCTTGTCAATTAATATCTTAAAATTTTCATATTCTGTGATATTTTTAATAGAAGATAACAATATATTTTTTTTTAGTATTTTTGTAATGTCAAACTCCTTTTTTTCTATTTTTTTCGACGGATATCTATCACAATAAACATATTCGTCATCTTCTTTCGCATAAACAAAATGCTTATTGTAAATCTCTTTTTCTATATGAAAACATCTATCAATATTAAAAGGTTTTATAGTAATTATATCATCATAATCTTTTTCAATTTTACATGGAACACCTTCACATAGCCAATATTCTTTATTAGAAGTCTTGCTCATCTTTGAAATGAATGTTCTGATAACTATACAGTATTTACTCATTGTAGATATCAAAAAAAAATAAATCTATGGTCATCATTTTTTAGTAATTTTATGTAAATAGTATACAAATTTATCTCGATATATCATAATCTAATGTAATACCATTAGATGTTTGCTTATACCCATTTATTTTTATTATCCCTTTATGTTCTTGATAATGACATTCTTTGCAAATAGATACAAGATTATGTTGTGTATTTTTATGAGACGTTCCTATAAAGCCATTATCATCTGCCATTTCTTGATATTTAATATGATGAGTTTCAATAGCATTTGATTTTTTACATACTTCACATATATTTATTAATTTTTTTTTATTATATCGCGATTTCTTATTTTTAATTAAATCTGTATCTAAATCAGTTACTTCTTTTCTAAACATTTCTGCTTTTTTTAAAAAATCAAAAGGCATATCTAATGATTTGCATACTTCTAATCCATACATATTAGAACCTTGCCCATCTTGTATTATTCTATCATAAATAATTTCATTATTAGTTCCGATATTAATTTTAATATGTTTTACATGTAATCTATCATTATTAATATGTTCTTTAATACAAGACATAGTTGTTAATTCGTGTAAATGAGTTGCAAATATAAAAGATGTTCCTTTATTTATCAATGTATCTATACCTGCCGATACTATCGCTATTCCGGATATAGATTCTGTTCCGCAACATATTTCATCTCCAATTACTAAACTAAATTTATTACATCTTTGTAATATATTACGCAATTCTGTCATTTCAACAGTAAAGCTTGACATTCCTTTATAAATATTATCCATTCCAGAAATTCTTGTAAATATTTTTTTATAAGGATAATATATCATATTTTCTGCTGGAACAAACATTCCAGATTGAGCCATAATTATATTTAAGCCGACAGCCTTCATAAAAGATGATTTTCCAGAAGCATTAATTCCATATAATAAAATTCCATCTTTATTTATAATAATATCATTACCTACATAATCTAATTCATCTTGTATTCTTTCTATAAGCGGATGTCTCATATTTTTAATATTAACAAATGAAGATTTCTCAGAATTGCTATTATCTTCAATGATAGGTCTCGAATATCTATAATCAAATGCGTTTTTAGCATTATTTGATGATATATCAACTCTGATTAAATACTTAATTAATATATCGATATTTTCACTATTCTTTTCAATAAATTTAATAATAAAATTATTATAATATTTTAAAACTAATTCTGAAATTTTATCTTCACATTCACTTATACTTTTAGAATATTTTTCAATAAATTTATTTGTAATTTTATAATTTGATGAAGAAGATGATATTTGTTTAGTTTTAAAATCACTCATATATTTATTATCACATTTCAAAGCGTTTTCATATCTTTTTTTTGTTATTAGTATAAAATACTCTCTGTCTTTATCAATATAATCTATTTTACATGATGTACTATCATTAGCACCTAATTTATTTATATTTTCTATATATTTTTCAATATGTTTATATATATTATCTTTTTCAATTACTATATTATCAATATCTTCATATATTCCAGATTTAAATATATTTCCCATATTATTTTTATCTTGCAAGTTATACTTTGATGAATTTTCCATATCTAAAATATTATCATATGATTTTAATATTTCATTTATTATAGATAGTATATCAATATTATCTTCTTTATAATAATCAAAACATTCGATATTATTGTATATTTTAATACATGATTGAATAGATTCGTTAAAATTAATCCAGTCTTGAGGAGAAATTTTATTTAAAAGTAATTTTCTTTTAAATCTTTCTAAGTCTGATATCTTTGCAAGATATTTTCTTATTTTAATAAAATTTTTATCTTTTAACATTTTATCAATATCATCATATGCCCTATTTATTTTATCAATATTAATCATCGGAGAAAGTAACTTTTCTTTAAAATATCGAGAACCAAATGCTGTAACACATCTATTTAATATATCCATCAAAGGTTTATCGTGCTGGTATATACCAAGAATATTCAACTGGACAGCAGAATTAAATTCGATAATCATATTATTATTATTTTCTAAAATTTCGGGTACTTGCAGTTCTTTAATTATATCTGCGTTATGTTCATACGCAAATTGTAATAAACAACAAAACCCTTCGCGTGCTATCGTAAGTTTTTCCATATTTAAATTTTCTATTATTGAAACTAATCCCGATTTTATAAAGAATGCCTTTTCTAACATATAACGCTGATTTATTATATTTTTGTAAAATGATATGTATTTACAATCACCCCATTTATAATGAACTAATATATTATTAATATTTAGATTTTTCAATATTTTCTTCTTAGCTTTTTCATCTATATTTTCTCCTAAAATAATTAATTCAATAGGATTATAAGAATTAATCATTCTGAATACTTCATCATTTGCTAACTCTGGGTCATCTTTTGTCGATCCTACTTCATATACAAATGTTTTCCCTGTAGATAAATCTATTCCTGATATACCTGCTATAACATAATTATTTATTAATTCATAAATAATTACCATCATATAGTTACTTTTCTTTTCATAAATATTTATATTAGAACCAGGAGATAATATTTCTGATACAGAACGTGTTACATTTTTATTATCGTCTCCTTGATGTATTATTACTATAGTGTAATTATTATTTAATAATATTTGTGTAAACTTACTTACTGAATGCATTGGAAATCCTGCCATTACTGGATTATTTCTTGATATTTCATTAATAGATTTATTTTTTTTTGTTGTTTGTATACCACAAATATCCGCTATTTTATATATATCATAATCATTATTGTTATACTCAGAAATAGTATACATTTCATAAAAAGAACCTACTTGTAAAAAAACTATACATTTATTACCATATTGTTCTCTATATGTTTGCATATATTCAATATAATCGTCTATAAGCATCTTATCATAATTATATATATAATATATTCTTAAATAAAAATAATAAATAAAAAAAATAATATAAGGACTATATATTAAAGATATTATTATGGATACTGAAACAGAATTTAACAATATTTTAGAAAAACTTGAAACAATTGATTTAGATACATTTGGATTAACAGATACTATTAAATTAGAGTTTTATAAATATTATAAACAATCTAAAATAGGAGATTGTAATACAAATAGACCTTCCTTTATATATTTTAAAGATTGTGCTAAATGGGATGCGTGGAATAGCATTAAAAATATGTCTAAAAATGATGCTATGAAAAAATATATTGAATGTTATAATATCTATATATTATAAACATTCAATATATTTAATTTATTATTTACACACTTGAATATTTAAAATGCCGTTATTAGTCTTTGTAATTCTTGTATTTTATTACCTTATTTTTCCTAATATATTTGGTTTGTCTATTATATGTTCCATTTAATATTTTCTTATAGTAGTCTTAAGGTATTGTTTTTATTACCTCTTTAATATTATTATTTAAGTATTCGCAATACAACCCTTGTTTCTTTTGTAATTTAGATTTTAGAAGACTAAAAAACATTTCTATACTATTTGTATAATGTTGATATGGAACTGAATAAATAAATTTATTATTATTTTTTTATTAATTCCTTATCTCTAATGTTTCTATGGGAACTTGCATTATCTAAAATGATAACCTTATTTTTATATTTATTTGTTATACACCCTTGAAGATTTAAAATTGCACGCTTAATATATTTTTTATCTATTTATTATATGAAGCATAAAAGTCCTGATTATAAATTATCTGCCGTTAATTATTACTTAAATCACGATGTAGGTTATGACAATACTTGTAAACATTTTAATTGTAAAAAATCTTCGCTAAAAAGATGGATACATAAATACAAAACTTCTAAAAACCTCGCAAGAAGAAACAGAAAACCAATCTCTTACAAAATTACTAAACTACAAGTAAATACAGCTTTAGAATTATTGAAACAAAACGAACAACTTACTATGAATGAATTAGCTATTGATATAAAAAAAGAAGCATCCATCATTTGATATAACACCTCAACATTTAGGACAAGTAATAAGAGGAAGAAAATTAAAAATTTATAAATAATATAATTAAAAATAAAAAATTGATTTACTTTTTATTAAATAATAAATACAATATACTATTATACATAATACTTAATAATGAATGAATTTCAACCGATTAATATTGCTGATGGCAAGGAAGAAATTATTGTTATCAAGAAAACAAAAAAGGTTAAATCTAAATTATTGACTAAAAAGGTTGAGTTAATAAATGAAGATAAAGAAAATAATGTATTTATTAATCAAGTATTTCGTAAAGATATATTGGCAAATATGTTGGCAAACACAAAATTAACAGGTAAAGAATTATTTGATGTGATCATGAAGGAAAACAAAGAATTAGATGATGAAAGAAGACAGGGTTGGATATTTGAAACTCTTTGTCAAATCCTTATCTGTCTAAAGTGTATGGAAAATATAAATTATACAGAAATTTATTATGGACAATTACAAAACTTAAAACAAATTAAAAATATTAAATCTTTGTTAAAGGTAAAGGTTGATGGTGGAGGAAATAATATTATTGATATGGCTATAAAAAAGGAAACAACTCTTGTTTTACTTACAATTAAATATAAAAATAAGTATAGTGAAACTGATGTATCAAAAATAGACAACACAATAACAAAGCAAAATATAACAGACGACTATAAAATCGGATTAGTTGTTAAGGATAAAGAAGTTGTTATAAAACACAAATACAAAAATAAACTAAATATTGATAAACAAATACACGATAAAATTATAGAAAATGGTTTATTATTTGATAAAAAAGATATTATTAAAGCATTAGATGTATTTTGTCAAAGATTTACTAATGTATTAAGTATTGATGAATTTATTGATTTCATTAATGCTGAATATTTATTATCACCAAGACAACAATTAACAAAAAAATTACATCAAAAAATGACAGAAATAAAATTTGTAAAGTCGTTTTTGACAAATAAACATAAAATGTGGTGTATAGCTCATAAACCAAGAAGTGGTAAAAGTATCACTATATTATTAATATGTAAATATTTATTGGAACATGGTTATAAAAAAATACTAATAATGACATCTGTTCCTGCAACTATAAATAGTTTTATGAATGATTTAGAAAAGTATATTGATTTCAAAAATATTAATTACAAATTACAGGAAGAATTTGATACAATTGATGACACCTTTAATGGTATTGTATTTTGTAGCGTTCAATATCTTAAAATAGACGGAAAAAGCAAGAAAAAAGAATTATTAAAAAAAATGGGGTTTGATGCTATTATTACCGACGAAGCACATCAAGGTTCATCAACCGATAAAACAAAAACAGAAATTTTAGATGTTGATAGTGACGTTGAAGAAATTCGTAAATATATAAAACTAAATATATTTGCGTCAGGAACAGCAGATAAAACAAAAAAATATTATGGCATTCATATGTCTTGTATTTATGAATGGGAAATTGAAGATGAAGCATTTATGAAAGAATTGATAAAACCAGCAGTAAAAAATAGAGAAGATATAATTGATTATATGGTTTGTCGTCACGGAAATACATTTACTGAGTGTTTAGAAAATGAAACTCTAAATAAAGATTACTCTAAACATCCTACTCAGGTATTAATGAAACATTCTATTCCTGAATTATTAATTACGGAGATAAACGAATACAACGCTAAATATGGAACTAATTTTGGTTATAATTGTGGTTCGTTGTTTGCGTTAAAACAAATTATTAATAAAAAGGGTGAAGTAGAATATGCAGAAGAATTTGAATTATGTAAAACTACTGATGGAATAGATATATTAAAAGGGTTCTTTGATTGTATTATTTCAACAAACAGAATGAGAAAAACAATTATGAAACAAATTGAAAATACACAAACAAGTCGTGGTTCAAGAAAATCAACAATTGAAAAACCATTATTATTTATTATATATCTTCCAACTCATACAAGAAATAACACAATATCATTATTACAAAAAACATTCAAACAATTTTTAGAAACACATAATTTATGGTGCGACTATAGTATTGAATATTCTAATTCAATAGAAGATACTGGAAATGTCAAAGAAGAATATAATGAATATATACAAACAATAATGAATAATACAAAAACAGAAAATAAAAAAGGTTGTATTTTATTATTAGGCAATAAAGGAAGTGTAGGAATTACATATTCAGATTGTGATGCTACAATATCATTAGATGACGGACACAATTTAAACAATCAAAAACAAAGATATTCAAGAGCTTTAACAGAAGCAGATGGTAAAACAATAGGAATAAATGTAGATATGAATATTCAAAGAACTTATTTGTATTTGGTTGATATAATTCAAAAACATAGAAGAAATACAAAAACAACTAAAACAAATGCGGAAATATTATACTATTTATTTGAACACAATATATTCTTATTTGATCCACAACAAATCAATAACGGAAAATTGACAACAATTGAGATAATGTCTTACTACCAAAAAGAAGCAGAAAACATTATGAAAGAAATTGATGATACGCCTTTCTTAGAAAAAATCATTTGCGATGATGATATGCGTGATTTTATAAAAATAGATTTTCATAAAAGAGAATTAAAAAAAATAAATAAAGATTTAGAAGGAGAACAACAAGATTGTCCTAAGGGCGATAAAACAAAGGTTCAAATTGACGCTCCTGACGATATTGATAATGACAAAAAAGAAGATGACAATAAGTTAAATGAAGAAGAAACCGCTAAGATTGAACTTTTGATTAATCAAACATACGAAATGTGTAAGAGTTTCTTATTTCCATTATTAGCATTAATTTCAAGGTCATATAAGTTATTTGATTTCAAGGAGATATTTACAAGTGAAAAAACAGAAAGATTAATTATTTTATTATTAAAAAACAAAAAAATTGATTTAAATAAAGATAATTATATTATTATGGTAAATATAATGAATAATATTATAGATAATAATGTTGAAATTGTTAATAACATTCGCGAGATTTATAGCATAGCCCCTGCTAATAAGTTGCGCGAGCTTATTGAAAAACATTTTATACCTACAAATAATGAAAAAAAACAAAACGCAGAAGTTCCAACGCCTGTTAAATTGGTTGATGACATGCTAAACTCAACACCATTAGAGTTTTGGAAAAAACCTCAAAAAGTATTTGAACCTTGCTGTGGTAAAGGAAATTTTGTATTAGGTATATTTGATAGATTTTATAAAGGTCTTGAAGAAATGTATCCTAATGAAATTGAAAGATGTCTTATTATTATGACTAAATGTATCTATTATGCGGATCTAACTGAGTTAAATGTTTTCATAACAACAGAAATAATGAAATGTCATGTTCAAAGCTATTGTGGGTTAGATGAATTAGATTTTGAATTTAATAATTATTCAGGAGATACTCTTGAATTAAATATTGAAGATAAGTGGAATATTAATGGTTTTGATATGATATGTGGAAACCCACCATATAATTCAAGTGGAGATACCGCTACAGGAAATACTATATGGCAAGATTTTACAAAGAAAGCTCTTAATGAATGGTTATTGCCAAATGGTTATTTATTATTCGTTCATCCTCCGGGTTGGAGAAAACCAAACACAGAAAGAGGAAAATTTACAAAAATGTTTGACTTGATGACAAAACAAACCCAAATGTTATATTTAGAAATACACGGAATAAAAGATGGACAAAAAGTATTTAATTGTGGAACAAGGTATGATTGGTATTTAATTGAAAAAACAAATCAATACAAAAATACAATTATTGTAGATGAAAACGGAAAACAAAATGAAATTAATTTAAGTGAATTATCTTGGTTGCCTAATTCAAATATTTTAGAAATTAACAAAATATTAGCTAAAAATGATTGTGAAAGATGTCCTATAATACAGAGTATGTCTGCTTATGAACCAAGAAAAAAATGGATGTCATCAATCCAATCACCAGAATTTAAATATCCTTGCGTTCATTCTACGCCTAAAGCTGGCATTAGATATATGTATAGTAAAGTAAATGATAGAGGACATTTTGGAGTATCAAAAGTAATATTTGGCGATAGTGGAGTATATAAACCTGTTATTGATATGGAGGGAAAATATGGAATGACACAACATTCTATGGCAATACAAGTTGATAACTTAGAAGAAGCAACTTATATTAGTAAAGTTATTGAAAGTGATAAATTTGATAAAATTATTCAAAGTTGTTTATATTCATCATATGCTATAGATTGGAATATTTTCAAAGAATTTAAAAAAGATTTTTGGAAGGAGTTTATTTAGATTTAGATTTTGGTTTAGAATTGTCTTTCGTTTCAGGCTCAGTTCTATTTATTACATAAATTTTATCAATATAAAAATCAATATTTATTTTTTTTAATAACAATAAACAATAAACAATACCAAGTGTAATTTTATCTTTGTAATTTATTGTTTTGTCATTTGAATAATTCCAACAACAAATTTAAAATTTACACGCTCAGCGAAGGGCAAACTTTATTGATTTTTTTGGCATTAAGCGTGCAATTTTAAATCTTCAAGGGTGTAAACTTTTCTAAAAATGCTAATAATATATCACCATCTATACCACCTTTATTATATAATTCATAACCTTCAACTCATTTATAGAAATAGCAAAAATATCTGTATATTTTTTGAAAACTTCTTGTTAATTAGTTTTAACTTCACATCTTTTACCTACTTCATTATAACATGATGTCTCAATTGTAAAGAGTTAATACTTGTATTGTCCATGCAAATAATGTCTTCAATATTATAATTTTTTATTTCATATCCTGATTTATAAATAATGTTCACATTTCTTTATATTTCATATGTTTTTGTTATGTAATGACCAAAGCACATAATAACATCATTTTTATCACCAAAAACTTTTTTAACTTTATATGATATAGGTTCTCGTTATACGTTTAATTACTTTTTTCATCGTATCTAATTAATTCATCTAAATAAACTTCTTAGATAATACTTAAATATTTTACATGTTTTATCTATTATTAAATGCTACTTATAACATTATCATTAGCTTTGAATGTTTTTTCTTCAGGTATATTTAATACATCTCTTGCTTTCTTATATATATCTAATAAATATGCGTATGTTATTATATCATCTCTATAACGCAATATAGTCAACGAATCTTGTGTATAATCTAATTTAGCTATTAAAAAATAACCATCATAATATTGTAGACCTTCTAAACTTTTGGTTAATACTTTATTATTATCAGAAATTTGATTTATATAATTTGAAAGTTTAAAGTTATATATTATATAATAATATAAATATAATATATATATTATAATACTTATACCTACTAATTCCCAAAAGTTTTTTTTAATATCTAATAATAATATTAGTAAAAAATACAAAATTAAAAATAGGAAGGTAATAATATTAAAAATAAATTCCATTGTATACGGAATAATCATTAATATACTTTTTAAAGAAAATGTAAATATAACTATAATAATTATAATTAATAAAATTACAAATATTATAGGCGTAATTATATTAATATTATCTGTAATAAATTTTTTAATAGAAGTAATTATATCTGTTAATGAAAAGTTTATGAACCAGTATATTATAGTTCTTATTATATATATAAATAAGAAATTATACGATAATCGTTTAAATATATAAAAAATATAAAATAAGAAATAATAAAAGTAATAATTTATATTTATTATGATACGATTATTCGTATATTTATTAATTAAATAAAGTGCCGAAATGGCTATAATAAAACTAAATGTAAAAGTAAAAAGGACAGGATATACTGATAAAAAACTTTTATATAAATTTAGTATTTGTTCATAATCTTCAAATAGTAATATATGTTTATTTTCTAATTTAACTTGTATTGGTTCATATTGTTGTTGTTGTTGTTTATCAAAAGACACAGGAACATCTGTCACCACATTTTCCTTAATTTTTGGTAGTATATTAATAGTAAAACCATCACCTAAAACTAAATTTTCATATATACCATATAATTGTAAACGTTTAAAATATAAGCTATTTTTACAAAAACATAAATACGAACAATATTCTAATAAGAATTTTAAACAATCGTCTGTTAATTTTTGAACATCACTTAAATTAGTTTCTGTTTCTATTTTCTCGGCATAAGCTTTTGCCGCTGCTGCTCCTGCTGTTGCTCCTGCTGTTGCTCCTGCTGCTGCTGCTTCTTTTTCTGCTGCTTCTTTTGCTGCTGCTGCTGCTGTTCCTGCTGCTGCTCCTGCTGCTGCTCCTCCTGCTGCTCCTGCTGCTGCTATTTTCTCGGTATAAGCTGCTTCTGCTGCTGCTCCTGCTGCTGCTGCTGCTGCTCCTGCTGCTCCTGCTGCTGCTTCTGCTGTTGCTATTTGCTGGGTATAAGTTACTGCTGCTCCTGCACTTGTTGCTGCTGCTATTTTCTTGGTATAAGCTGCTTCTGCTGCTGCTCCTGCTGCTTCTTTTGCTGCTGCTGCTGCTCCTGCTTCTGCTCCTGCTGCTGCTTCTGCTACTGCTGCTTTTGCCGCTTTTGCTGCTGCTACTGCTGCTGCTGCTGCTGCTTTTACTGCTTCTGCTTCTGTTATTTTCACGGCATAAGCTTCTTTTGCTGCTTCTGCTACTGCTATTTTCACGGCATAAGCAGCAGCTATTGTCTTGGCATATAGCAAATAATGTTTTTTTTTATCTGTAGTAAAATTATTTAAATATTTAATATATAATTCATCTCTTTTATCAAATAAATTATAGAACTTATTAATATCATCTTTAATATTTTTCTCAATTTTTATTCTGTCTCGTTCGTTTTCTTTTATTACATAGTTAATATAATTATTAATTTTTGAATAAGCTTCAAAAATATCATTATTTATTTCAAAAAGAATACTTTCTTTATTAATTACATCTGTAGAAGATTTAATATTTTCTAATATTAAATTATATATCTCCTTATTTACTATTTCCATATAATTTTTGTGTAAAAAATTATCATTATCATCTCTTTTTTTTTTTATCGTATCGTAATAATTACCTGATACATCGTAAGTATGGACGTTAACTAATTTAAATTTATCATCTGCGCGTTCACTACTTCCTAATATACATATTATAGCAAAGGGATCGTATGGAAGACATTTTTTATATTTACCTCCTTTAAATGTTTTTATATTTTCACATTTTAATTCTTCATTAATTATAAATTCATCTTTACATTTATCATAACACCCCCCTACTATATTATATGTTAATTCATTTTGTGACATCTCATTATAACGCCCTTTATAATTACCTAAATAGTAATATGGTATTGTAAACCATGCTTGCCATTGTTCTATATTATTATTATAACATTGCGAATTATAATCTTGAACAGCATAATAGGTTTTTTGTTTATCAAATTGTATTATATTATCTTCATTAATATTGTATATTTTTATATCTTTTATAATTAAATCTTTATCTATCTCGTATTTATTATCATTATCATTACTTTTTTTTATAGAAATACCTTTTATTTCACATGTTTCTTTCATATTCTCCATATTTTTAGAATTCTTATTTTATAATATTATTATATTATTATATTATCATAATCTGTATTTGTTTTTATTTCATTAAATGAACAACTTTTTTTTGAAGATTTTCAGGAGTAAAAATAGATAATTTTACACCTTTGGACATTTAAAATACCGATTTAACAGCAAAATAAATATCTAAAGGTAGTAAAAATTTGGTTATTACATAGCGTGGACTATGTATGAATTCTTGTAAATATACTCTTTACAATATTTAACATATTTTGAACAGCGTTCTTATCTCTATTATGAATTATCTCGCATTTCTGCTTATCCTCTTGATGAGAAA